GCAATGGCTTGGTATGACTATTTTTTTGATTGTAGAACATTGCCATTAAGAAAAAGCGGTCACAGTATTCAACGATATATAAAACCAAAAGCTCACATGCCCGAAAAACAAGAAGACTGGATTTGTGAGAAAGATACCAGTTTGAAATATATTTTAATATACATTTTACATATTTTAATTATTGTTCCTTTAATTGCTTATGTTGCCATTTATAAAAAAAAGGCACACCCCTATATTTATCCATTACTAGGCGTATTAGCAACTTTCACATTAGGATATCATGGAGTTTATTTATTAATTAGTAGTAAAAAACATTTAGAAAATAACAAAGACAAAGACAATGATAGTGACAGTAACAATGACGCATCTAAACAATTTGCATAATTATGTTAATTTTATGTCTTCTATTTGTTCGGTGATTAACTGCAAATAAATTGTTTTTGCCATATTGATATAAACCTCTGGAATATCTTTATACGTTTTTATTGCTTGTTGTAGAATTGAAGCATTACCACTTTCAATTGCGGTGTCAATAATGTATAAAAAGTTGTCATATACAGTAGTGTTGTCATCTTCCATCTCATTATCCATATTAGTTACTATACTATTTTATTTTTATTAATTTAATAAAAATAATAAATCAATTCAATTTTATAATTTATTCCATAAAATATATTAAAGATAGAAGACAATATATTTTATATGAAGATGGAGCAAACCCCTAGAATTGCGATTGGTATTGATTTGGGAACTACATATTCGTGTGTTGGCGTTTGGCAAAATGATAGAATTGAAATTATTGCGAACGACCAAGGAAATAGAACTACTCCATCCTATGTCGCATTCAGTGATCAAGAGAGAATGGTTGGAGATTCGGCAAAAAATCAAGCATCAATGAATCCAAACAATACCGTATTTGACGCGAAGCGTTTAATTGGGCGGCGATTTTCCGAACAATCAACCCAGGCCGATATAAAGCATTTTCCATTTAATGTTGTTGCTAAGGACGGTGATAAACCCGTTATTGAGGTTGAGTTTAAGGGAGAAGTTAAGCAGTTTTTACCAGAAGAAATCTCATCAATGGTATTAGTTAAAATGAAAGAGATCGCGGAATCATACCTTGGGCAAACGGTAACTGATGCGGTGATTACAGTACCCGCATATTTTAATGATGCGCAACGGTCGGCAACCAAAGACGCAGGAATGATTGCTGGGTTAAATGTAATTAGAATTATTAATGAGCCTACAGCTGCTGCAATTGCATATGGACTTGATAAAATGAGTGATGCTGAGAAAAATATTTTAATTTTTGATTTAGGTGGTGGCACATTTGATGTATCTTTATTAACCTTAGATGCTGGGATTTTTGAAGTAAAGGCAACCGCCGGAGACACGCATCTGGGCGGAGAAGACTTTGATAATAGATTAGTGTCTTATTTTGTAAAAGAGTTTAAGAAACAAACAAAACTAGATATTAGTGAAAATAAGCGGGCAATGATGAGACTAAGAACCTCGTGTGAAAGAGCGAAGCGTTCATTATCTTCTACTACTCAAACAAGTATTGAAATTGATTCATTATATCAAGGACATGATTTTTTTTCATCAATTACACGTGCTCGTTTTGAAGAATTATGTATGGATTTATTTAAATCAACAATGGAACCAGTTGAAAAAGTGCTTAAAGATGCAAAAATGTCTAAAAGTGAGATTCATGAAATTGTGTTAGTAGGAGGTTCTACGAGAATTCCAAAAGTTCAACAATTACTCAGTGATTTTTTTAATGGAAAAGAGCCTTGTAAATCAATTAATCCGGATGAGGCGGTTGCTTATGGCGCGGCAGTTCAAGCAGCTGTATTATCAGGAACAAAAAGTTCAAAAATTAATGATTTATTATTATTAGATGTTACACCATTATCGCTTGGATTAGAAACATCTGGAGAAGTTATGACGGTTATTATTCCAAGAAACAGCACTGTTCCAACTACAAAATCGCAAGTATTTTCAACATATGCAGATAATCAACCAGCAGTAACAATTCAAGTATTTGAAGGCGAACGCGCCAGAACAAAAGATAATAATAAACTAGGTGAATTTATGTTGAGCGATATTCCACCAATGCCTAGAGGAGTTCCACAAATTGAAGTTTCTTTTGATATTGATGCCAATGGTATTTTAAATGTTAGTGCTCTTGAAAAATCAACTGGAAAAAGCAGCAATGTTGTGATCACAAATGATAAATCACGTATTTCAAAAGAAGAAATTGAACGAATGACTAAAGATGCTGAAAAATATGCGAAAGAAGATGAAGAGTTTAAAGAAGCCAATGCCTCAAAAAATATCTTAGAAGGTTATTGTTTACAAATACAAAGTTTAATTAAGGATGATAAAAATACGGAATCATTAGAACAAAAAGACAAAGATAGAATAAATGATTGTTTAAATTTAACAATGAAATGGCTTGAAGCAAATAAATATGCTTCAAAAGAGGAATACACCAATAAAAAAACCGAGCTTGAAAATGTTTGTAAGAAGTTAATGCCATCTGGTGGAATGCCATCTGGTGGAATGCCTGGAGGAATGCCTGAAGAAGATGACCTAGATTAGATTACAAAAGAATGAGGTTAATATATAATTACAATTATAATAGTAATTATATATCATGGAAAATGTTTTTTAGTAAATTTATTTAAAATATTTATATAATGTATAAATGGCACACAATGTCTTTTACGTTGAACACGAAAGTGGTTCTGGTAGTTATAAATATTCAGATACAACTCTTACTACAAATGACGGCGAAAAAGTTACGGTACAAAATCTTACATCCTTCAGGCCTCAGCAAATAACTTTAATAAAACTATGTGAAAATCTTGAATATTTAATAACTAAATTTAAATTTACTAATCTTTCAATAACAATGCCTGTGCCAGGTGTGCCAGGTTACTTTGTTTATAATAACTTAGAAATGAAAGCAGCTCCAGCAGTAAATGCAGATTTTCAAAGCTGGGAGATAAAATGGAACACAGAAGATGGCAAAGCAAAAAAATTAATGTTTAAACGCAGGTTTATCCGTAAAAGTTCACAAGCGACGACAGCGCTACTTCAGGCAGAAGCTGCAGGACACAGTTTGTGGGGAGGAAATAAAAGAAGGAAAAAAACAAAAAGAAAAAAAACAAAAAAACAAATAAGTAGATAAATTAGTTTTAATGAGAATAATTAATTTTTCTAAAAACTTATGTATTCAAGCAATTATTATTTTAACTGTAACACTTATTTATATAAAATGTAATAACACAAATTATTCTGATAAATTAGTATATTTTAGTTTTGGTTTATTTATTTCAATATTTTTAAATGCAACATTAACATTGATTTATAAAAAAAACTTTATAATAAATAACTACATAATTAAGATTGAGAATCAAAAAAAAATACCATTTATTTTAAACTATTTAAAAACTATTAGTAAGAATGATACCAAAACAATAATTACTTATTATTTTAATTATACAATTGGTTGGCACATTTTATTTTTATTAATTGCATTATATTATGTTAAGCCATATATTATAAACTCACGAAAAACAAATTATGCTTATATAAATGTTTTTGCATATTTTATATTATTTGGACTATTCAATATATATATTATTGATATTTTTAAAATATATAATAAAAAATTACAACTGACAAATTATGAGTTTAAAGTATTACTTTTTTTAATAACAATAACTTATATAATATTATTATATTATTTTGAGACAATTAAGTTAAAAAACGCAGTTTAAAATATATTAATATATTTAATATATTTTATATTATGTTAACTAAAAAACAATTCCAAATACTACATACTTTAATGATATTAATTGTATTAATAACATTTATATTATTGCCATTAAACTATATTAAATATATTGCCTGGATACCTTTGGTAATTGTTTTAAATTGGATAATTTTTAATGGTTGTATATTAGATAAATTGCATCATACTAATGCCAATTGTGATATTATTTTAACAGATAATATAACGCCCTTTTTAAAATTATTTAATGAAAATATGGCAAACTATATACATAAAAAATATTTAGAAAATACAAATAGACCAACTTATATAGTTTTTTTTATATTTACTTTTTTAACAACAATTATTAGTTATAGATTAATTTATAAAATTGATATAATAAAATAATTTAAATAATTTAAATAATTGAAAAAATTTTATTTTTATTGCCATATGTAAATATGAAACATAAAGATTTACGTGTAGTAGTATTTGATTTAGATGAAACAATTGGATATTTTCAACAATTTGCGCAGTTTTGTCAAGCCTTAGAGTTTTTAAAAAAAAAAAAATTAAATCAAAATGAGGTTATGTTGTTATTAAACTTATATCCAGAATATTTTAGACCAAATATTTTTGAAATAATGAGATTTTTAAAAGAAAAAAAAATAAATAAGGAGGTTTATAAAGTTTGTATTTATACAAACAATAATGGACCAAAACAATGGGCAAAACAAATATATAACTTTATAGAGCAAAAAATAGACTATAAATTATTTGATAATCATATTGGCGCATATAAAGTAAATGGTATTCAAATAGAAAAAACAAGAACAACACATAACAAAACATTAAGCGATTTTTTAAGTACTACAAAAACGCCAACACACGCCAAAATTTGTTTTATTGATGACTTATATCATCCACATATGACAAGTAATAATGTCACATATATAAAAGTTCAGCCTTATATTATAGAATTACCTATAACTGTTATTACATCACGATTTTGTCAAAATACTAGATGTAATATACCATATAATGAGTTTCATAATATAATTTCTAGATTTTTAAATGCACCATCTATTCCACATAATGTTAAAACAAATCACATTGCAAATGGTGAAAAAATATTTAAAGAATTAGAGAAATTTTTTATCAATCATTATTAATCATTTAAATTAATCTCGCTTAACTCTTCTTCATTAAATAAATTATCTTCATTATCATCTTCATCGCCTATAAGAAGTGATTCATCGTTATAAATACTTAAAGAGCGAGCACTACAATCATCCGCATCCACGTATTTAGGCATCCAAAAATACGGAATCAAATGACTTTGATTTTTATAAACAGTATCATAAATTGTTCTATAATATAACTGCTCCATTGTTTCTGGAGTATTGTGAGTATATTCTATAGTATTGTCATATTTAATTGATTTTTGTTTGCTTACAAACTCTTCAATTATTTTATACCATGGCCTCTCTTTGCTGCTTACCCCATCACTAAATTCTTCTTTTTTACGCCATAAAACACTATCTGGTAAATAATCTCGGTCAAATGCTTTTCTAAATAAATATTTTTCTTGTTTTTTATTTGTTTCATATCTATAGTTTGCTGGAATTGAAAAATAAAAGGCTATAAAATCTAAATCTAAAAATGGGGAGCGTGACTCAAGGCCATTACTTGAAATACACATATCAGAACGTAATAGATCAAATCTACTAATATCATTTAATAATCTTTTACATTCTTTGTCAAACTCTAAGGCATCTGGCGCATGATTCATATATAAGTAACCACCCATTAATTCATTGCTTCCATCTCCATTAAAAATTACTTTGGCATCCGATGTTTCAGAAATATATTGAGCAATTAATAAATTACCAACACTTGCGCGAATTGTTGTAGTATCATAACTTTCAATTGTCTCAATCACTTTTTGTATGGAGGCAAAAAAATCTTCATCAGAAACAATTACTTCTGTATGATTTGATTTAATATATTTGGCAACCTCTCTCGCATATTTTAAGTCTTCAGACCCTTCTAATCCAATACTGTAGGTTTGTATTGATTTGCCATATATTTTACTTACTAATGAAGCCACAATGCTGCTATCTAACCCTCCTGATAATAAACAAGCAACTGGTTTAGAGGTTGTACTAACACGTTTATAAACTGCTTCAAAAAATATGTCATGAATATTATTTGTAATGGTATTCATATTTATTTCTTCGCTATATTGACTAATTCTTGTTAAATTAAACTTATCATATTTTGTATGAGAAGCAATAAACCATTTATCATTCTCTGTTTTTTCTAATACCATATAACTGCCAGGGTCAAGTGGCCTAATTATAAGATTTTTCTCTCCATTATCTCCATTATTTTGTGTAAAAAAATATAATTGTTTCATAGTAGACGCAAATCCTAAGATTGAATCGCATTTTTCTGAAATGGATTTGCTTGTCAAATAAAATAAAGACCGTTCCCCAAATTTATCTCTTCCAATAAAAGTTTTATTACTATCATTATCAATTAAAATAAAAGCATAGACGCCGTCTAAACATTTAAGAGTATAGTCCATGCCATATTTTTCATATAAATGAATTATTACTTCACTATCACAAGTTGTTGTTGCTTTAATATTCATTAATTTATACAATTGTTTGTAATTATATATCTCTCCATTACAAATTAAAACTTTATTATTATATTTTAAAGGTTGATCCGACTTCTTATCTAATCCATTTCTATTTATTAATTTATTAAAGGATAAATAAAACAAAAAGATTTTATTATTTATATATGTTTTTGATGAATCTGACTCTGACTCTTGCTGATGACTTTTTTTTGCTTGGTCTTCTATAATAGTATTTGACAATTTGATTTGGTTATAATTTAATAAGGCAAAAATACTAGACATGTATTAATAATAATATCATAATTTCTTTTTATATTTTTTTTATTATACAAATATATATGGAAATTACAAACAATTCAAACTATTTAAGTAATACTGGCAATTATAGCAATTATATTAATAAACGAATATTAGAAAGAACAATGCAATTTGAAAATATAGAAGCATTAATTTCGCCTAGACCTCAGTCTACATTATGTACAATGCCATTACAGAATATTATCCCACATGAATCTTGTAAAGCAATAATATTAAATTATGAAAATAATTATACCTTAAATAGTACTACTAGTAATGCCAATACTTGTAATATAAATGGCAAATGGTGTAAATATGTTAATAACATAGATACAGAATCTATATTAAAGAATCAAGTATATGCATTACAACATGCACCACATACAAAATATGTGCCTGATAGTTGTAGTGATTTATATAAATCAAATACTATTAAAACTTATAATAATTATAATAAAAACATGAAACAATATAATCCTTCTAATATATCTAACATACCTAACATACCTAACATACCTAACACAAATTTCTCAATAGTATTTAATGAAGATACTCGTCAAATTTTAAAAAATAACAAATTGTAATATAGTATAAATACTATGAATATTATAGAAACAAGCCAAGAAACAAGCCAAGAAGCACAAAAAGATTCTTATATTAATAAAATAACTTTAGAATATTTATTAAATCCAAGCATACATCTTAAGACTAATAATTCAAATGAAATACTTGAAAATGATATTAAATTTTATAAAAAACGAATATGTCAAATTACAAAAGAGATGAGTCGTGGAGAAGTTATTAATCAAAATTTACAATCTATTTTTAATAATTATGCAACCCAGTTAATATATTATTTTAAACAAATGGATTATGACGAACTACATAAAGGAGAATATAATGATTTAACAAAAGAGTTAGTTACAACATCGCAAACACTACAAACATCGCAAACAATAAAAGATATTAATATTAATGATCCAATGTTAAAAAATAAAGGAATCAAAAAAAATTAATATTCAACATATATAATAATAAAAAAATATGTATAAACAAACTAAACAAACTAAAAAAAATAAACAACCTAAACAAACTAAAAAACAACAGAATCAATATAAATTAAATTGTGGTCCAACTAAAAAACTGAGTTATTCTTGTTATGAGCCAAAGAGTATAATTAAAATGAAAAAAGCGTGGAATAATTACTATCCAAATAATAAAATTGCGTCAAATGATGTATTAGTAATTTGGAAATTTTTAACAGAGAATCTTAAAGAAAAATGTTCTAATGAAAAATGTTGGTTATTTCAACCATTTATGTCTAATCATTTAGATAAACATTTAACAAACTTTACATTCGCACCGCCATCACCAAAAGAATGGAAAACAAATCCAAATACATGGTTGACAAATTTTGATATTGAAAAAGTTTTAAAACAATATGAATATAAATATAAAAATTTTAAATTAATTGGACCATCTGCGATTGATTTTGATAAAAAAATTAAACCAAATCAGTGCGTTTATGATGAATTATGTAATTTTAAAATAACAGAATATAAAAAAAAAGGACTAACAAAAATAGGTATTGTTTTAAATACTGATCCTCACCATCTTGATGGTTCTCATTGGATTTGTTTATTTATAAATATTACTCTTCAATATATTTATTTTTTTGATAGTAATGGATTAATGGTTCCAAAAGAAGTAACCGTTTTTATGAATAGAATTCATACACAAACTAAAGAATTAGGTACCCCATTTAAAATAATAATTAATGAAGTAGAACATCAAAAATCAAATACCGAATGTGGTATGTATGTCTTATATATATTAATTTCTCTATTAAAGAAAGATACTTATCCAGACTTTAAAAAAATTATTCCTGATTCTAAAGTAGAATGTTTAAGAAAAATACTTTTTAATTAATTATATTTTATATTTTATATTTTATATTTTATATTTTATAAAATATAAATACTATCCTATTTAAACTATATATATAGAATGAATAATAACTTTATATCAAATGAGAATAAAGCGTTTATATGGCAACTTTTAATGGAAGCAAATGCTTTCAATAATATTTCAAATAGCAAATTTCAACAAATAAACTTAACTTATGAAGCAATTATTAGTGAAATTTCAAAAAACGCGGGAATGAGTTTAATTGAAAAAAATAAATTACTAATGAGTAAAATGTTTGAACTATTAAATCATTTAAAATATGAAAATCAACATACTCGGTTACAAAATGTTGATATTAAAATAGATTCTCAAAAAGGAGAAACTGATTATATAAAACTTGTAAATCATAATAAACCAAAAGATATTAGTTTCAATGATCAAATAGATAAACCATTTAATCCTAGTGAATTAAATACAAAATTAAATGAAATAATGGCTGCTCGGTCTTATGATAACCCAACTTCAATATTAAATAAATCAAACGATAAAAAAGTTGCATTTTCTTCAATCCTAGAAACAATTCAAGAGAAAGATTCAACAAATGAAAATCTTTATACACTTTTACAAAGTATAGCATCAGACTTAAAAATATCTATTAATAAACAAGATTTAATTCTTGAAATGCTTAATAAAGAAAAATAGTTACTTAATAGTTACTTGATAGTTACTTGATATTTTTCATAAATTGGAGGTTCATCTGCTGGAGCAGTATTTTTAAAAGAAATAGTTCCTATTATAACTGGATTATTTAATTTTATAGAATCTAAGGTATAAAGAGTAGTTTCAACTACTTTATTGGCATTTTCATTTATTTGTATTAAATCCAATATATTATAACCACATTCTAGTTTAGTACCATCTTTATTTGTTATTAAAATTGGTTTTATTTGTATTTTTTTGGCTTGTTTATTTAATTTTTTGGCATCATCTTTCTCATCGGTTTCTATTGCTGGAGTATATATATATTTATTAGTATTTGTAGAGCCAAAACTTAAACATCTTAATTCTGAACTTGAGCCAACCGCATTATGTAGATTACAATCAATAGAAGATTCTTTCATATTTTTTAAAATTTCTTGAGTTATATTTTCTTTTTGTTTTGAGATTTCATAAAGCGATTGATCGCTTGTTAAATATGGATCTTCTGTTGTTTTATAAAGCATATATATGCTTTTATCTAGTTTGCTTTTATCTTGTTTTTTTAATTCTTTAGATGCATTGTCTACTAACTCTTTTGTAAGATCCATTAAATATAAAAATACTTCTACAGTTTGTTTTTCTTGAGGTAAGCTTTTATGACTACAAATTCTACGAGCGCGTCCAATAACTTGGTCGTTTCTAACAGGATGCCAATATGGTTCAGTAATATGAACGTAACGTACATTACTTAATGAAATGCCTTCTGCACCGGATGCGGTTATCATAATAATTTTTATTACTGCTCCATAAATATTTTTATCTCCAATCTCTCTGCCATTTAATTGAAGTATCTCTTCTTTTAATGTTGTTGTATTTGTTGCGTCTAAGGCATCCCAATTACTATTAAAAATATTTCTTAAAATTTCTTTTTCTTCTGGTTGTTCTGTACCAGTATATAGAATATATTTGGGCTTGGCAATATCTTCTTCTTTTATATTTAATCTCCATTCGCCTTGTAATTTAACAATTTTAAACTGTGCAAATCCATTTGCTTTTAATACTAACGATAAAATACCAATCCCTTCTAATGTTCTAAATTGACTATAAATTAAATGAGTTCCTTCATATGTATCATCTAATAACCGAGTTAGTATATTTAAAAATTTTGGACTATAAATATTTAATTTTTCGGGGGTTAAGAACTCATCACGTCGCTTGTCTAATGTATCTAATGCTTTTATAATTCTTGAAGCATAACTAGATATTTCGCTTTTAATACGTTGGCTTTCTTGGCCTTCTTGGCCTTCTTGGCCTTCTTGGCCTTCTTGTTCTATATCATTTGGAACTAATACAGCATCTACTAAATCTTCATTTGCTTCATCATTAATAACATCACTAATAGATTTGCCATCCCGAGGCAAAGGTCTAACAATCTCTGGTGCTGGAAATACAAAATTACAAAAGGCACGAGAGAAAATGCGATATGTAGAAGAAGATTCAAACAAATCACCGGCACCCTTTAATGCGTTTTTTTTGGAATTATTTAGTTCTAATTTACGCTCTTCGGCGCGTGCTTTCTCATATTCATCAAATTGGAATTTACTCATAGGAACTAAGATAATATGAAAATCATTATTTTTATTAAATTTTGGAAGCAAAGCATCTATATCAGGAAAATAAGAAACTAAACCTAAAATTCGTCGTTTAAACAAGTCCATATTTTTAAGATTAATAGGATCGCCTATTTTACTAGTTTCTAAGAAATATTTATTAAACTCGTCTTTATTATCCGGTAAACATTTATTTGCTTTAAAGCTAATTAAAGATTCTTCTGTTTTAATATTTTCTTCTAGTAAAATTTGTCTAACAATGTCTATAAAATCGGAATCACTAATATTTCCACTTTCATTTAATTCAACTCCAGAATAATTTTTATTTTTATCAATTACTGAGAAAAATCCATATGGATTTCTAGTAATTGTTAAAATTGGTTCTGGAGTGGCTTTAAACCGTAAATAATCTATATTTGAATTTAATTTGGAGGCAAATAATTTTACCAATGAGCTTTCTGTTAATTTAAATTTGCCTTCATTAATTAGTTTAAGTTGCCAAGTATTAATATTTCCACGCAATATATTCATCATAATTGCAACCTCATGTGGATAGTTAATAATAGGAGTTCCAGTTAATAATATAATTTTAGTATTTTCAGCACTTTGCAAATAATTATATATTTTCATTGCCAATGAGTTAGGTCGCTTTATTTGATTTACAATTCTACTTACAAAATTATGAGCTTCATCAATTACTATTACTTTATTAGAAAAAGGATTGCCTTGAGCAGCTGCAACCATTTCATCAAACTTTTTCTCTCTTAATCCGTTATATCTAACAAATACATATTTGTTGTTCAACATTCCATCTATTTGGTCATTTAAAACTTTTTGTTCGCTACTAGTTAATGTACTATAGTTTGATGTTTTATTCTTATCAATAAACCAAGCACCGCCATTTTTTTCTATTATTTTAGGAGACAAAGACAATACACTTGCCAAAGCATCTTTTAATTTTGGATTTGTTTTTATACTAATAAATTCCCAATATTGATTGTTTCTATATAATATATCTCCGCATTTTTTAAGTTCTTGTTTATAATTTTCTTCTAATGATTTAGGTAACATAATCATAACTTGTTTTTCTGTTTTAATCCCTTCTACAATTGCAATAGAAGAACAAGTTTTACCTGAACCTAAGCCATGATATAATAAAAGTCCTCTATATGGAGTGATTAAATTAATATAATCTCTTACTATCATTTGATGAGTTAATAAACTAAATGAATCATCGCCACTTTTATCGCATTTATATTCATCTACATTTGCTTGTATTTTTCTTTTATATGGTTCTAATAAACGATTTATAAAATTAATAAAATATTCGCGATTATTTAAATAATATTGCGAGCTTTTAATATTAATTGCTTTAGTGTTAGGAAGTCGCGCTGTTAATTCATCTACATTTGCTTTTTGCGTAATTAATTCTATTTGAATTTGTTCTTGCGTTTGTTCTTGTGTTTGTTCTGGGCTTGCAACCGGCGCTGGAGCCTTGGGTTGTATAATTTTTGTTGAAACATTGCTATCATATTTTGATAAACTCCATAATATTTTTTGAAAATATTTTTTAATAATTGTTTCATCTAATATAGTTGTAGAAAACTCAAGACTTTTTTTTGCAACTGCTTCACATTTTCTATCATTATCTATACACCATTGAAGTCTCTCTTCTAAATTAGATAAATCCGCATTTATAAGTATATAATGCACGTTTGGTTTTATTAAATGGTCTACCCAAGAAGTGTATTCGCTTTTAACTCTTAAAATTAAAGAACCTGTTCTCATTGTTGTTAATAATCGGTAAGCATTAACATTGCCATCTATATGAATAATATATTTATAATTACTTTGCTCTTGCATAGTTACAAATTTGGCAGATTTAATATTTGTATTTAACATACCAATTCCATTAATTGGATCAAATTTAATTGATTTACTATCTATTGTTTTGTTTTGACTTGTTAACCCAATATCTAATAATTCATTATTAAATGTTAATAATTTTAATCGTTGATTTGTTTCGGCAGTATATCCACAACCAGAAGGACCTCCTCTAAAAACTGCTTTGGTTTTTTTTTCTTTCCAATTAGTATTAAATAGTTCATAAGTTTTTTTTTTTGAAAAATCAATATCATCATAATTTGGAATTGGAATATCTAAATAATTATTTTCACCAGACATTGATAATATTGGAATGTGTTCTGTAAAGTTATATTCATTTAATGGTAAATCTCCAGTAACCATTGGAAATGGTTCGCGTCCATTTGCTTTTAATATTATGGCATCTGTTAAATTTAAAATAAACACTCCATTCGGCAACTTCATATTTTTAACTATATTAACATACAAGTTTTCTTCAACATAACGTGTTTCTTCAGTAATTGGTTTATATTGTTCTTTAAATATACATTGCAGTATTCTCGCCGGCTTTTTTAACTCTCTTTTAATATATTTTTTTTGAGCATCTGTTATTAATGTATTTCCCTCCAATGACGGCAAATGTATCGTCTTAATCGCATTTATAAATGTTGGTGCTGGAGTTGTCATTTCAACTTTATAAAGCACATAATTATTATCCATAATACACAACATATAAAACGAATGATGTAATTTTTTGAATAAATAGTCTAGAGTGTTAGTTAATGCTTGTTGTGTCATTTGCCATATAGGATTGGTAATTTGCGGTGGAATATCTAAGCTGTTTATATTTGATTTATTAAAATCAAATATTTTACTTGTTGTTGCTTTTGATATATATTTTTTTCCTATTTCTAAAGCCTCTTCATAAGTATTTATGATTTTCATTTTTCCAGGTTCTATTATATCTAAATCAGGATTAGGAATAATCTCTTGTTGTTTTTCTGTTTTTGGTTTTTTTACAGTTTTAAGTTCTAATGGTTTTTTTTTTAAAGTTACCATAGGCGGAGGTTGTGCAACTGGTTCTGTTAGTTCTGTTAGTTCTGTTGGTTCTGTTAGTTCTGTTGGTTGTTCAGGTGGTTTTATTATTTCTTTTATACCTAATTTTTTTAAAATTTCACTTCTATTTATTATAGTATCTGTCTTGTCTACTATATCAATGGCAATTTTTACTGGATTTGCTAATTGTGGATATTTAATAATTATTGTTTTTTTTTTCACAGGTTCTTTTTTTTCCTTAAATAAGTCAGACATTTAATATATAAAAACATTTAATATTAATAATAAAATATTAATATTAAACTTACAAATTTAACTTAGTTAAAAAAAATACAGACTTACAGACTACAAAGTTATTCTATTAGTTTTAATGCTTCTTCGCAAGCAATTTGTTCCGCTTTTTTTTTAATTTTATGAATACCTTTTCCCATAAATATTAATAGTTTATTTTTAGACTCTTCCAACATTGTATGAATATTTTTAAACGATTTTATATCTTTAAAATCAACTGCTTTATTTAGTGTTGTTTCATATTTTTCTTGTCCTAAACAAATATAAACACCCATTTCATATCCATATTCCAATGAATGATTAATTTCAATATAATCCGGTGTAATTTTAAATTCTTTTTGAACTAATACTTGAAACTGATTCTTATAGTTATCATCTGTTTTTATTAGTGTTACCCAATCTACATGTTTCTCAAAAATGTGTTCTATAAAAACTTGTGCCATTTGAAATCCTGGACCGGTTGAAAATGTATTACTAAACCACTTGTCTTCATCTTTAATTGAAATTTTATTAACATCTAAAAATAAAGCTCCAATAAATGCTTCAAATAAACACCCTAATCTTTTAAAATTAGTTCTAATATTTTTTTCTTCAGCATGTTTTGATAATATAAACCATTTATGTAATTTTAATTCATAAGCCAATTTGCCTATATGTTCATTTTTAACTAAGGCAATTTTTTTTTCTGTCATAAATCCTTCATCTGCTTTTGGAAATCTTTTATATAAATAATATTTAGTCACTAATTCTAAAACACCATCTCCTAAAAACTCTAAACGCTCATTTGATTTTGTTTTTAATGGCAAACAATTAAATGGTTTTTCAACTACTTTTATATCTAGTGTTGCATTTTCTAACGCAGGTCTTTTAACATAGGAATTATGAATAAATGCCCGCTGATATAATTGTAAATTATCAATATTATAATTAACACCATAACTTTTGAGAATAAATTGAACATCATTCAATGTAATCTCATGATTTATTGGATTAAAAGGATTAAATATTAATCCGTCACTTGTATTTTTAATGTCTGGATCATTATAATCTATAGTTTCATTATCTGTGGTAACAGCTGTAAGTTCTAGAGTTTCTTCCATTCTTCTTAACTATACAATTTAATATATAAATATATTTATATATTATTATTATATCAATTTTATTAGAATTGATTAAATAAATAAATAAAAATAACTATATAATTTATTATGAGTGGAAGGAATGATATAGTATTATCTTTTGCTATATTCTTTATTTTTTTTACATTAATTTTTATTAATCTTTTATTAATAAGTTTGGAAGAACTTAAAAAAGATTTTGTAAAATATAGATGTGTGCCAGTTTTTATGCCTTTTGTAGGAATAATTGGTGAAAATCCAGTTACTAATTTTGCTTTTTGTGTTAAAGATTTGTTGGGCCAGTTTATTCCAGATTTATTGGCACCATTATATTTATCAGATAATATATTAACTAAAAATATTGGTGGTTTATTAAACTCTTTAAAATCTTTACGTGCCTTTTTAAATAATATTAGAACAATGGTAACAGAAATAATACAACTAATTATGTCTATATTTTTATTTTTAGTAGTTGGTATTCAAGAAATTAGTATTTCTTTAAAAGATTTATTTTCTAAAACAATCGCAACTGCATTTATTTTTAGATATTTACTTGAAACTGGTAAAATGACGGGTGAATCCGCTTGGAATGGCATGCCTGGACAAGCCATTAGAGGTCTCGCTTCTATGTGCTTTCATCCAAATACTTTAGTTAAATTAGAAGATGGAAGCTGTAAATCAATCTCTAATATTGAAGTTGGTGATATTCTTAAAAATGGACAAATTGTTTATGGTACTATGAAATTACATAATTTAGATAGTAATAATAATTATATAGAAAAATTATATAAATTTCCAGGCGAATTTTATGATAATAAAATACATGATGTTCTTGTTTCTGGAAGTCATCTTATTTATAATACAATAACAGAAAAGTTTATTCATGTAAAAGACCATAAGCAAGCGAAGCTTTCAAATATAAATACTAAGTTGTTAATTTGTTTAATAACCTCGGAACATACAATACCAATTGGTAATTATATTTATCATGATTGGGAAGATAAACAACAATCAATTTCTTAATATAACAATATTATAACAATATTATAACAATATTATAACAATATTATAACAATATTATAACAATATTGTTATAATATTATTTTAAGTATCTAATATATATGATTGCAGCATCTAAAAATGATATTACAAGAATATTTGACGCAAAATATAAAAATAAACCATCATCCTATAGTGATTTATATGGAAGTGACTTTGTTATAGGCATTGCAATTGTATTTATTTTTTCACTTTTAATTATATATTATCATATAAAAAATCAAATACCAAAACTACAAGCTGATTGGGGTAATAAACGATGTCATCCATTATACATGCCTTTTGCTCATTTAGTTAAACCAGATAAGAATAAAACAAATTATGAAATTATTAGTGCCAATTTTGGACAGTGTATTCATGATGTTTTATATAGTATTGCCGATGATGCCTTAGCACCGCTTTACTATTCTAAAAACTTAGCCACCAAGAATATTAATAAATTATATAATACACAAGTTGAAGTAGGTCCAGACATTAATAATTTTGCTGATAAAGTTACAAATATTTCAGATAAAGTAATCACTAAAGCGGCGGGTGTTATAACTCCTTATGTAGAAAACTCATTAATAATGAAAGATACCCTTTTAAAAATGCAAGGCGTTTTTCAAACCGGAGAATATGTTGCAATTACAAATTATTTAATAATAAAAAAAATATTTTTAGCCTTACCTATTATATTTGGTATTTTATTAGGTATTCTTATAGTAAGTCTTGGTTATGCTTTTTTTGGATTTCCCTTTACTCTGCCTTTAATATTTGTTATATTAGCATTAATTGCACTTTGTACTACTATATTAGTTATTTCAATTATGATAGTTCAACATTTAAAATAAATAATTTTAATATATTAATTTTAATATTTTAATATATTAAAATATCAATATATTAATATGATAAATTTTTATATATCACAACGTACATTATTTTTTTTTACAATAATTCTATTTTTATTAGGGTTTCATATATTTTATGGATGTTGTAGTTTAACTATAAATAAAAATACGGAAACTAATAATAATGATCCTTTTAATACAAAAAATGAATTAACTAATTTATATAATAAATATAATAAATATAGTACTGAAAACCATTTTTATATACCTGATAAATCATTATCAAGTGAAGAAATAAAATATATTGCACACAGAGGCGGAAATAATGCATAATTTATGAATAAATTATTGGTTTTCTTATGTATGGTGTATATTATGTAGTGTCACATTTATTTTATATAATTTACCAATAATAAGTTGAATAAATACTTCGTCTTTTTTTTTATCATAATTTAGTAATTTAAATTTTGTCAGTTTACTATTTAAAAAGTCTTTAATATTTTTACTAAACTCTATATTTATTTCATTATTTATAATGAAATAATTTGCATAACCATCTAAATTAACTAACCCACTTAATTTTAATAAAATTTTATGATTTACAATTTCCGCTTCAATATATTCTTTTCCAATAAAAGGTATAGTAATAAAATGTTTATAAGTTCCATATTTTGGAATAAAACTCATAATTCCAACTAATAAATGCAGTAAATTCATATATAAATATAAATTGAAATATATTTATATTTATATATTATTATATATTTTATAGATCATTTTTATAGATGTCTTATAAGCTTGTAATTGTTGAATCTCCTGCAAAATGTGAAAAAATAGAAAGTTACCTTGGGTCTGAATATAAATGCGTTGCCAGTTTTGGACATTTACAGGAACTAAAATCACTTAAAGATATTGATATAAATAATAATTGTAAACCGCGTTTTAGTCCTATTCAAAGTAAAAGCAAACAAATAGATTATATTCGTTCAAAAATAATTAATGCAAAAGAAGTAATATTGGCAACAGATGATGACCGAGAAGGCGAAGCAATTAGTTGGCATATATGTAATTTGTTTAATTTGCCAATAACCACAACTAAACGAATAATATTTCATGAAATAACAAAACCGGCAATTTTACAGGCAATAAATAATCCTACAATTTTGAATATGAATATAGTGAACTCTCAATTTGGTAGGCAAATTTTAGATATATTAGTGGGTTATAAAATAACACCAGTTTTATGGGAAAAAATATCTAGAACTAAAAAATTATCAGCTGGTAGATGTCAAACTATTGCATTGCGTCTTGTTTATGACCGTCAAAATGAAATAAATAATTCTAAAAGTGTAAAAAGTTATAATACAACAGGTTATTTTAGCGATAAAAATATTCCCTTTACATTAAATCATAATTTTGAAGATGAAAAACAATTAATTGCCTTTTTAGAAGATTCTAAAACGCATACACATAATTTAGTAATAGAAAAACCTAAAGACTCTATTAGACATCCTCCGCTGCCTTTTAATACAAGCAGTTTACAACAAGCAGCAAGTAATGAACTTCATTATTCTCCAAAAGTTACAATGTTCCTATGTCAAAAATTATATGAATCTGGATATATTACTTACATGCGAACAGAGACAAAAAAATATAGTAATGATTTTATTAAATCAGCAACCGAATTTATAACGAATAGTTATGGTAATAATTATGTTAATTCAAGTATTACTTCATTTAAACTTGAAGACCCAAGTAATAATACAACCACACAACCACATGAAGCAATACGGCCTACAAATATCTCTCTTATGCCAGCAAGTATTGATATAACTAAACAAGAAAAACTAATGTATAATTTAATATGGAAAAATACAATTGAAAGCTGCATGTCAAATGCGTTATTTAAAACATTATTAGTAAAAATAAATGCTCCGCAAAAGTATGAATATAGTTATTGCTGCGAATCGGTTGTATTCTTAGGATGGAAAATAATTGCTTATAACAATAATAAAAATTCGGCGATTGATGCAACAAAAACAATGGCATATGAGTATTTGCCTAAGATTACAAATAAAATATTACCATATAAAAAAATTGTTTCTAAATTAACATTAAAAGCAATTAAGTCACATTATGGGGAAGCATGTCTTATTAACTTATTAGAAGAAAAAGGAATTGGGCGACCATCAACCTTTTCGTCACTAATTGAAAAAATACAAAATAGAGGGTATGTTAAATTAGAAAATATAACAGGACAATTAATAAGTTGCCAAGATTACTATCTTGAAACTAATACTATTTCTGTAGTAAAAGAAGATCGGCAATTTGGAAATGAAAAAAATAAATTAGTCATTCAACCTACCGGGATTTTAGTGATTGAATTATTAATAAGGTTATATCCCACGCTATTTGATTATGAATACACTAAAAATATGGAATCTAATTTAGATATTATTGCTCATGGTAATAAAAATTATTGGGAATTGTGTCTAGACTGTTTACGCGAAATTAATAATTTAAACAACTTAAACAACTTAAACAATCTAAATACTCCAAAACAAGCCAAGACATTAATAAAAAGTGAAGATATTATAATAGACAATAATCATGTCTATATGATTGGAAAATATGGACCAGTTATTAAATGTTTAATAAGCGACCCACCAACATTTCTATCAGTTAAACAGAGTATAGATTTAACAAAATTAAAAAATCAAGAATATAAACTAGAAGATATAATTGAAAAAAATGTAGTACTTAATAAAATCTTGGGGAAATATAATGGCACTGATGTTATATTAAAAAAAGGCAAATTTGGCTTGTATGTTTGTTGGGATAAAAATAAAAAATCCTTAAATAATATAAATACTGAAGAATCAAAGATTGTTTTAGAAGATGTAATTAAAATTATTGAAAATAATAAATCCTCAAATGAAAATATATTGAGAGAAATATCTAAAGAAATATCAATTAGAAAAGGAAAAGGAAGTTATGGAGATTATATATTTTATAAGACCTCTAAAATGTCAAAACCAAAATTTATTAAATTAAATAAGTTTAAAGAAGATTATTTAACATGTCCTTCAATCAATATAATAAACTTTATTCAAAAATAATTGTAAAATTGTAAAATTGTATAATTGTATAATTGTATAATTTTATAATATTTACTTTAATATATAATAAAGACATTATTTATATGCTAGTTCACACAGCTTTTATTATGATATTTTTATGTATATGTTTATCTATTATTGCTAATAATGCACAATATAAACAAAATGACACTGTATCAAATAAAGCATGGCTGCAAACAACCGCTGCTTGCTATTATATATCTGCGTTTTTAATGCTTATGGTGTGGGGATATTATAGTTTAAAAACAACTTATAGTTTAGATTCATTTAGAACTACAAGACAATTATCAAGTATGGATACTTTTTTACGCCCACTTCCAGCAGCTTTTACTGGATTACTTTTAATCTTTGCTGCTTCACAATTACTTTTATATCAAACAAGACTAATTGAGAAACGTGTAGTTAGTGATTATTTTGAATGGAAAAGAACTTTTACATTCTTACTTATAGTTCAATTAATTTTATTAGTAAATGCCGCAAACAATAATTTTAAATATAAACCCTTTAATTATCTTGTATATATAATTTGTTTATTAAATTTTATTATTTTAGGAATTATACATATATTATTACACTTTTTTTCTACTGATGGTTAGTATATAAATTTATAGGTAAGGCCTATTTTATTATTATTTTCCCAAATCCCTGAGATTTTCAAAATTAATTTATTATTTTTAATGTATTTTATAATGTATATTAATTGAAGTTTTATTCTATTGACTTTTTCAATACTTACATTATATTTATTTAATATTGCGTTTTCAATTGTTTCAAGAATACTATGTATTTCTTGAGTTTTATCCAAATTTATTTGTAAGTATAAACCATTTAGTATTAAATTATTATCTGAATATATTAGTTTAACAAAATTACTGTCATCAATAATATTATTTTTTATTGGATCATAAAAAAAAATGTTGTTTATATTAAACTTATTAAAATCAATTATAATATTCATGTATAATTAAATTATTATAATTTATTTTATTAAAATGTTTTTAAGTATTTAAAAAAATCTCATATATGTTATTAAATGAAATTAACAGAAACTCATTTTATTGATTATCTTAATAAAAAAAAATTACATAATGAAGTAATAATAAGCGAGTCAAAAAAAAACAATTTAAATAATTTAAACAATTTAAACAATTTAATTATTTATGGCGCGCCAGGAATTGGTAAATATAGTTATGCTCTTAATATAATAAAAGAGTTTAGCCTTAGTGAGTTAAAATATGAAAAAAAAATTAATATTACTAATAATATTAATAATAATAATAAAAATAATAAAAAAAATTTTTTTTTTAAATTAAGCGATATACATTATGAAGTTGATATGTCTTTAATCGGATGTAATTCTAAACAATTATGGAATGATATATATTTACAAATAGTTGATATTATTTCTGCAAAACAAAATAAAATCGGAATTTTATTATGTACTAATTTTAATTCAATTCATTCTGAATTATTAGATATTTTTTATAGTTATATGCAAACAAATTTTAATAGTACTATTGTAATACGTTTTATTCTTATTACTACAGATATTAGTTTTTTACCAGACAATATTATTAATTGTTGTGAAAAAATAACACTTAAAAGACCATCTAAAAATATTTATAATACTACATTTAAGATTAATCTTGATAATGATTTTAATATTAATAAAATTACTAATATAAAAGATATAAAAGATATAAAAGATATAAAACCTATATTAACAATGAATGAATCTCCATATAATAATATTATGCAAACATCCCATCATTATTTAAGTAATTTAATATTAAATTGTATAATTAATTATACAGAATTAAATTTTTTAGAGTTGAGAGAAACTTTATATGATATATGTATTTATGATATAAATATTTATTTATGTATAAATCACATTATTTATCAATTAATAGAAAAACAATTATTGCCAACTGAAAAATTAAATAAAGTTTTAATAAAACTAGTTGATTTTTTAAAATTATATAATAATAATTATAGACCAATTTATCATTTAGAAAGGTATATACTATATATAATATGTGTATTAAATGAATTTTAATGAAGCTTGCGCCATTCTTGAATTATCTAGTAATTTTAATTCTCAAGAATTAAAACATAATTATTACTCATTAGCTTTAAAATATCATCCAGATAAAAACTTTGAAAAAGACGCAACAACTAAATTTCAAAATATTCAGTCTGCTTATGATTATTTAAATAATTTAAATAATAATGTGAGTGAAACTCATAGCACAACACAAGAAAAACCTAATTATAATGATTTTGTTAAAATTATTTTAGATAATATTATTAATAAAAAAATATATAATAATGAAGTAACTTTTACATTTTTAAACTCATTGCCTAAACATAGTATTGTTGAATTACATACCATTGTTACAAAATATTCAAAAATATTAAATATTAATCCTGATATTTTAGATAAAATTAATATAATCAAAGAAATATTTGATTTAAACAATAACAATAATAATGAAGAAATAAAAATAATATTAAAACCTTCTTTAAATAATTTATTAAATGCTGATTTATATAAATATACAGATAAAAACAATGATTTATATATACCTTATTGGCATCATGAATTAGTATATGATTTATCACAATGTACTATAGTATTTAAATGTGAGCCTAATTTACCTGACTATATAACAATTGATGAATTCAATAATTTATATATTACTATTAGTATTAATATTTTTGATATTATAAACATTAAAAATATAGATGTTAGTATTGGTGAAAAACTGTATATAATACCGGTAAATGAATTAAAAATTGTCAAACAACAAACATATATTATAAAAAAACAAGGAATACCATTAATAAATATGAAAAAAATTTATAATATTACTTTAAAAGCTGATATTTATTTTAATATTGTATTTAATGATATTTTAAGTGATTAAACTAATTTATGCAGTTGGTTTCTTACGCACTACTTTTTTCTTAACACTAGTGTCAGCATCGGCAACTGCAACTGGTTCTGGATCTGCTTCAACTTCTGTTTTTTCTACAACTTCTGGTTTTACTGGAGTTTCCGTAGTTTCTACAGATTCTACTTTTTTTGTAATAACAACTGGTTGCGTTTGAACTACTTCTTCATCATCTGAATCTTCGGCATATACAACAGGAACTTTTGTAGTTTCAATTTCTACATCATCATCTGTTTCAGCACTTGCTTTAAGCATTGCTTTTTCAGCTTCAGATGGTGGTGCAAATAAACATTTGCCTTTTAGTGATACTTTTGGTTGAACTTGTGCTTGGAATAATCTCCAAGTTACTCCAAACTTTCCATTTGCAAACCATAGTCCGCCACACTGAATAATGGTTTTAACATTAATACTTTTTGTTACAATTTCAGTAGGAAGAAGGCCTTGCGCATTTGGAAACAGTGGATTTCCTTTCATATCATAAAGCTCAATTTTCCACTCGCCTTCCCACATTGGCACTTTAATGCGTAAGTTTGGTTGCCGTGTATAATCAGACTCACCACTTGAAGCATGTCCTTCAGGATATTTTGGATACCTTAGCATAGGAGTCCATAGAGCATCACATACATCAGCGCTCATTTTTGGTTTGTTTAACCAATCTTTACTATTTGCCATCGCATCATTTTTTAGTTTTTTTTCCATTGCTTTCATTGCTTCTAAAAACTTGTCTGTTTTTTCAGAGTTTTCATTTTTGAAATCATCATTTGGAAATTGCAGTGTCATATCATAAGTTCGCTTTCCACTTGCTTCATCAACATATTCATTAATTCCCCAAGTTAACATTAGCGGAGTTTGTAACATTAGACTTTTCTTAGATTTAGAATTAAGAATACCAATGCTTTTTCCACCTGAAGCATTAATCTTTGGCTTAGTATACATAAAGTCTTTCTCAACGTTAAAATCAGAAGTATCAATCATCATCTGCTGTGCTGTCATGTCCGCCATTGTAATTATATTCTAACTTTTAATTTATTTTTGAAATCAATTTTTTATTTTTAAAAAATAAAAATAAAAATAAATCAAAAAATAAATCAAAAAATAAATCAAAAAATAAATCAAAAAATAATTAATTTTATATATTTTATATATATATTTTATATATATTATATATATATATAATATATATATATTATATATATTATAATGTCTATTTATAGATTTATATATAAAGAACCATCATTTAAACTATTAATTAATAATGGCGCAGCCTTACCACAGGAACGAGACTTGGGTTTAAATATTGAAGCAGTATTAAATCTATTAAAAGCAAAGAAGCGGACAATACATGATGTGATGAAAGATGCTGGTGAAGACCCACCAGTTTCAAATATAGAAGATCATCTTACAGAAACTTTTTTTTCTGATACAAAGTCGTTTGGCAATAACTATAAAAAAGGATTACATGATATTGAAAATGATAGTGCTTTTATGGGTGATGAAGAAGTGTATTTTGATGTAATTAAAACAAGCACAGACCGCGGGCCTCCTATTCAATTTAGATCATCAGCCACAAATATACTTTATGAAAGTGGAATGGGACCTGAAAAAATATGTACGACTCCTATTCAACAACTCAATATATGGGATACTCCAGCAGCTCATTTAGATCCAGCAAGCAAAATTCCTGGAAACAACTATTTTCCCAATAGTAAAAACACAATTATATTTGACAAATCATTCACAACTAAGCTTGGATTTCCACATAATTTAGAATGGAGTACAGCTGATGTTTCAGAAACCGCTGACGGCTCATTGCAAGAGGTGACTATTAGTGCTTCCCAGTATATTAATACTACTCCACTAAAAGTAAAGATTGATTTAAAGAAAAATACTTTTGCGCCTACAGTAAATTCAAAAGGACTTGCCTATTTTAGTTTGTTAGGAAATAAAAGAAAAAATACAGCACTAAATAAATTAAAAAATACAACAGCAGCAGCAGCAGATATATTTAAATACTTATTACTAAAAGAATTAGGAGATGTTGCCCAAGTATGGCTTTATTTTGCCTTAATTATACTAAATTTATTTTTAACTGGTAATTATGTTGGGCAAATTAATAATTATTTAATGCTTACTACAGATAGTGTAGTATATTTTTTTTGTAAAGTAATGAGACTGCCTTGTGAATATAGCGGTTCAAGAACAGGAGTACAGCGGGGTCGTTGTACAGTTAAATATTTTATTATAGGCACACCAGACTATAAAAAACATTTAAAAAATTTACTTTTGATGGAATCAAAAAGAATAGAACAACATAATCTTAATAATTCTACTGCAATTGAAAAAATTTTACAAGTTGATATAAGACAAAAAAAAGCTGGATTAATTAATTTTAGTTTATTTAATATTCACATCAAAATTCCTAAGTATGTTACACACAATTTAAAAAAAGATGATTATATATGTTCAGGTATAGAATTAATAAATGGACGTATTGTGTCCGGCTCTCTAACAGACGATTATGTTAAAACCCGAGTATTAACATTAAAAGAACAACTAGATATAAGCAATATAATAAAACAAAAGTTGGAAAGTTTATTGCAAAAAATAGAGCAATTAAATATTGATCTAGAAGCCTTTGTAAAAAGTCAAAACGACTACCTTGAAACTAAAGATTTCACACAAGTTAATTCCACTGACATTACTCCTATATATTATAGACTTCTAGATGAACTTAAAAGGTATAAATGCGAACAATATATAACAATACTAAAAAAATCTGTAAAAGGTGCTAAGTATATGTTTAATAAAATAAAAGAACTTCAGCATGATTCAATTACTTTTTTTAACCGACATATTACAAATAAGGTGCCTTTTATCTTTTTGGATGATGTAATTCCAGATTTTCCTGATTCATCTGTTGAAGATGAAGATTCATTTGATGAAGAAGATGAAGAGGATGAAGAGGATGAAGAGGATGAAGATTTTGAAAAACCAGATGGTAAACGGCAACGCATAAAAGGTGGTTCTCGTTTACCTGTCGGCCGTGGCCAGATTAATGAAATATCTTCCATTAAAGAAAATAAAGACATAGGATATTATGAATATTTACTATTGTATTTTGTATATACATTCTGGTTTCAGAATTTTAAAATAGTTGATAATATTGTTGCACTTACAACATACTCAGAATATTGTCTATTTGCTAAATATTATGATATGCTTGTATGGGAATGTTCTAATAATAATTGGAATCTTGATACTTGGAAACATCCACAGTTTTCAAAACATTTTAAAAAAATATTTAAAAAAAAAACAGATGAAGAGATTGAAGCTCTTGGTAAACAGTTATCAAATTATATTAATTTTTATAATTTGGAAGAAACTACTATTGAGTCTATGACATCAAAAGTTTCAACAATTTACAACAAACTGAAAAGTCGTGATAAATTATCCATAATTAACTATTACCAACAAAGTATTAAACCCAGCAAGCGCAGCAAGCGCAGCAAGCGCAGCAAGCGCAGTAAGCGCAGCAAACTCAGCAAACCCAGCAAACTCTGTAAAACTGTTAAAAATTGTGAAACTATAGAAAGTTTAGAAAATAGCAAATGTTGTAATAATAGCATAAATCGTAAAAAAGGCATAATAAACTCTAGTAATTTCTCTCGTAAATTAAAAAAAAATCTTGAATATATTTACCAATAACATCCGTTTTCAATATTGGTATGACCAGTTGGTTTTTCATTTTCTAATGGGCGAGACCAATGTTTATTCATATATATTCTTAATATTTCAGGTTTTTCTGTTAACCATCGGTTTCCATAAATACCAAAAAACATTTGTAATACACCTCCTACATAAATCGCAGATTTATCCATTTTAAATATTTCAGCACAAACTAAATTTGCATATCCACCACAAGAACATAATGCAATGTCAAATTTATTTTTAATTTTTTTAATTTTATTAATAAATTGCTCTAATTCAATATCAAACTCATCAGATGGCATTGCTGCATGTGTTTGCGGAGGGTTAATAAATATAAACTTACAATTTGGAAAAAGATCAACCCCATAAATTTCAGGCAAAATATCTAGTTTGCTTTTCATGCTTTCTATAAAAGGCGAAATTATTAATAATCGTTTGCCTTTTAACGCTTGCGTCCAAGGATTGTTATGTATATTATTAAATACATCTAGTGTAAGCGCCCAAAACTTTTTTTTTTCAAAGTTAATAGTTATAAATTCATGAGATACAGCAATATGATTTATATAATTCCCACGTTTATCCCAATCAAAATATGCATCACATAAATTAAATGCCTCTAAATATAATTCTGAATATTTTAATATACTTTTAATAGAGGTTAGTTTTATACCTGCATTATTTTTCATTGCTTTTATTACATTATTTATATAACTATATTGTTCTTTGGTTAATTTCTGAGTTGAAATACATACGCCTAAATATGCAAAATTATTTTCAATTCCTGATATTCTTGGTAATATAAAATTAGTATTAGTTGTAATTTTTTCTTCTAAATATAAACGAAGTTCATTATTTTCTTCTTGTATATTATAACGCAACTTAGGATATACTATTGGGTTATTATTTTCATATAATATTGGCTTAATCAAAATATACTGCCCGTATATACGAGTTGTATTATCATATGTTCTAAAATTACTGGCATGATTATGATATGTTTTAATTAAAAAAGGCTCATTATATAATTTAAATCCAAGGATGCTAAATATATAGGTAATATGATTATCACACCCTAGAACGCCTAATTGAAAATTAAATAGTTTATTGTGTTCTGGTAAAATAGTATAATTACTATGAAATATCCAAGTATCTTGACTACAATTTGTTCCATTTTGAAATAGATTACATTTTGTTAGATCATTGTTTGTATATTCAAATCTAAGCAAACAATATACTTTTCTTTCTAATGAAGCATTGGTAACATATAAATTCTTAATTGTACTATCAAAAAAGATATCTGAATTGGCTATAATAATATATCCTTTTAAATTAAATTGGGATACTGTATTAAAAGCATCTGAATACTTCATTCGTTCATTTATATTTACTATTTTAATTTTTGAATTATTGATATTATCAGCAACTCCTATTTGTTTTAAATTATACGTATCTTCACAAATAAGATAAATTTCATTTATAAATGGGTTATTTAAATTGAAAATTAAACAATTAACAATTTCTTTTTGTCTAAACGCATTACTACTAATATAAAATTGAGTAATTAAAATTATGGGATCTTTTATTGGTTCATTTGATAGTTCTGTTATATTACTGTTAATTTCCCAGATACTTGTTTTTATATTCCATATACTATTACTTCCTGTATTTGTACTTTGATTTTGATTAACCCGAGTATTTAAGTTCATATTCATTTTTAAATTTTTATTTTTATTTGGCATTTTTTTATATATATTTTTATATTTTTATATCTTTAAATTATACTTTATCAATAATAAATTATTATACTTATATATAATTGCATGGCTGTATTTAAAGATATAACACATATTAATAACTTTTCAGAATATTTACCGTTATTAAATAGTTGTTTGATAGTAGAATTATTATTAGTTGTTATTTTATATAATAAATTAATTAATTCATTTCATTTAAAAAAATGGTACCAAACATATAACTTAAGTGCTTTAATTATAGATGTGTTTGTTTTACTTATATTTTTAGTAAAAACTGTATTTTTTTATAGATATTTTTTTTCTAGTTTTAATATTTTAAAATTTATAGGGCTTGCCATTTTTTTTCAATTATTTAATGAAACTTGGTTTCATATATTAATAAGAAATATTCCTTATGGTTATAATAATTTAATAGATTATTTTAAAAATTATACAAAAGAATTTGGACTCACAGCCCATATTGGTTATAGTTGTATGATGATATTTGTTGCAATGTTAAGTTCTCACATTTCTTTTTATTCATATAATATAAATATTATAATATTTATAATTGTTAGTTATTTGTTGTCTATTTTAATAAATATATAATCTTTTATATATATTCTTTTATATATATAAATGCGGTTAATAAATAACAAACGTAAAAGCAAATATAAAATCAAACAAAAACGTAATTTATCAAAAAAACAAAAACGTAATTTATCAAAAAAACAAAAACGTAATTTATCAAAAAAACAAAAACGTAATTTATCAAAAAAACAAAAACGTAATATAATGTCTGCTGGGGATGGTCCAGTTAAAACATTAAAAAAAATATTAAAACGTGTAAGACAAACTTTAAAATATCCATTTAAAAAACAAGTTAGAGTTCATATAGATGATATCGCTGATATAACTGATAGAGCAAATATAGATAATACAGCTAATAGAAATGAGTGTTCTATATGTTTAGATAATTTAGATAATACTAAACCAATAACTACATTAACATGCACCCATAAATTTCATACTCAATGTATAGATGAATGGCGTATTAACCATAATAACTGTCCACTATGCAATGCTAAAATTGAAGTTATATCTGAAGAACAAGTTGAACCACCACAGCAGCCGCCTCCTATAGATATAGAAAGTTTAGAGAGAAGTGCAGAAATATCACAACAAACGGGTGCTATAAATATTTTACTTGAAAAATTTCATAAAACTATTAATAATAATGTAACTGAATTAAGAACAATAAAAAAAAGATTGGAAGATGCTTTATTAATAACCACCGATCAAGAAAACAAAAGAATTTTATCTGAACGAATTAAGCAACTTGAATCTAATATCCAAAAGCAGATTTCATTTAGTTCTATATACCCTAAACACATTACTACAATACAATATTTGTAATTAACTTTTTAAATAATTATGCATTTTCAGCAACTAATGTCTGAAAAAGATTAACTATATCTAAATAATAATCTAATGAGGCTGTTATAAAATCACCATCATAATTGCGTTGTAATATACGATTAGTGTCATACATAATAAATATAGAAAATAAGAGTAGTGAGAATACAATTATTGCTTTTTTAAAAAACGAAGAAGTTGTAATAAAAAAATTTACAATCTGAAGAAATATTAAGAGTAAAAGAGCCAAAAATAAACCAAATCCAAACTGATAACCTAATTGAATACCTGTTACAATTAATGTTATTCCAAATAGAAACATAACAACAAAAATACTAAATGTTCCGACAACTGCGCTCTTTATTACATCTTCTCCTGCATTCTTTTTAATGGCTGATAATAAATAACCCATCAAGCCTGAAAAGAGGGAAAAGATAAAGAACTTTAACCACATAGGCATAGGAACAATTGCTAATATTACAATTAATACGAATAAAATAATTATAAGTAAATAAATGAGCATACGATTTTTTTCTAATTGTTTAGTTGCGTCATAATTGGTAAATACATAATAAGTAATATAGATTTGAATAATTAAATTAATAAAAATTAATAAAAAAAACTCTTTTTTATTTGCAATGAGGTTAAATAAATTAGATAAATTATTTTTATAAAGAGATTTTTTATTTTTACTAACCAAACTGGAGGTTTTATAATTCATAGTATCTATAATATATTATAATATATTATAATATATTTTATTGTATTTTTATAATATATATAGATGCCATTTGGGTTCTTTAAAACTAGAAAACGCAGTAATCCTAAATCTAAATCTAAATCTAAAAGCAAAAAAATATCTCCAAGAACACGAAAACTGCAGCGTATTGCAAGAACTGTTAGAACAAAGAATGATATAAAAATAATTACAGAAATTCAAAATAAGTATGCAAATCAGTTTGATGAATGTCCTATTTGCCTTAAGCTTATGATAAGTCCGTCGCTGCGGCGAGAATTACCATGCGGTCACACGTTTCATACCGCATGCATAGCAAAAATTGACCCTCGTAATAGACGTTGTCCGATATGCAGAGCATTTTTTGAGCCAGAAGATATTTTACGAGACCTGCGAAATAAAATGCACGAAGCAGAAGACGCTTATGATTTCTTAAATGGTCGATTGGAAGTTGCTCGAGAGGACTATGACACTTATGTTGCTTATCTTGAAAGAACTAATAATACCGAGAATAATAACAACCCAGAATTAGAAGACTTGGCGCGTTTATTGAGAGAAGCTACTTTAGAAGCGGAAGCGGCGCAGTCCCGCATTAATGCTGCAACACAAGCATATGAAAACGCTCGTAACGAAATGTATGGTATACTTGGTGCATAACAAATGCTTTAAGTAATTCTATTATTCTATTATTAAATAATAGAATAACAATATTATATAATGAATACCGTACAAAAAACAAATAAAACATATAAAAAACTCCATAATAATACTAAACAAGCATATGATTTAGTAATAATTGGCGGCGGCATTTCAGGGCTTTATACTTTGTATAAACTAGGCAAAAAATATCCGCGCTTAAAAATTATTTTATTAGAATCAAATGAGCGTTATGGCGGGCGAATCTATTCTCATAAAGAATTTATAGATGGGCAAGAATATATTATGGATTTAGGAGCTGGCAGATTAGGACATCATCATAACCTAATTATTAGTTTAATTAATGATCTTCATCTAAAAGACAAAATGATTACTATACCAAATACAAAAACATATATAGAAGTAACAAAAAAAAATAATAAAACACTTGTCAGCGATAAAACAACGACAAAAGATTATATTATGGAAAAATTAAACAAATTTTTATTTAGTCCTTTTGTTTCCAAATTAGGAAAAGCAGTTTTACAAACGTTTTATATAAGTGATTTGATTAAAAAATATTTGTCGGTTTCTTTCTCTCAAAAGGTAGAATCTATATTTGAGTATTCTTCCGATTTAAATAATTTCAATGCGTATGATGCGATTGAATATTTTAAATATGACTACAATAAAGAGACCACTTTTTTTACATTGAAGGGAGGGTTACAGCAAATAATAGAGAGATTGTTAGTAGTTATAAAAAAATTACCAAGTTATAAATCGCATAATATAAGAATTGCCAATCTCTCTAATGTTGAAAATGTAACTTTCAATAATAATACTAATTTATTTAAACTAAGTGTAACAGATTATAAAAAATCAACAAACTACACAATAAATAGTAAATATTTGATTTGTGCAATACCAAAAAATAGTTTAGAACGCTTAGATATATTTAAACCATTTTTGCGTGATTTAAATTCCGTTAATAATATTAATTTATTAAGAATTTATGAAATTTATGACACAAAAAATGGCGACGCATGGTTTAAACCTATTGAAAAAACAATTACAAACAGCGAAGTTCAATTTATAATTCCTATTAATCCTAATAATGGACTAATTATGTCTAGTTATAGTGATTGTGCAAATGCAAAATATTGGAACTTATTATTAGCCAAAAAAGGAATTGATTATGTTAAAAATAAATTAAATGAAAAATTAAATGAATTGTTCAATATTTATAATATTATAGTTCCAACTAGTAAATACATTAAGATGTACTATTGGGATGCGGGAGTTGCTTATTGGAAGAAAAATGTGGATTCAGACTATTTAAGTTCTAAATTATTAAATCTAATGCCGCGCGTTTTTATTATTGGAGAGAATTATTCAAATTATCAGGCATGGTGTGAAGGCGCATTAATGACTTCTGAAAATTGTATTGTTAAACTATCAGAGGAATTAGATGCAATTCAAAAAAATAAACAAACAAGAAAGCAAGGAGGTCGTAATGGAGCAAAAAAAATTACACTAGAAGAAGTTAAAAAACATAATAAAAAAAGCGATGCTTGGTTAGTAATAAATAACAAGGTTTATAATGTGACTAATTGGATAGATAAACATCCTGGTGGAAAAATTATTATGAAAGGAGTTGGAAAAGATGCAACTCAACTTTTTTTACACTATAAACATCCCAATTTTGTAAAAGAAAGTATTTTACCAAAGTATTTTATTGGAGATTTAAAAGAATAATTTATATATATTATCTAATACTAATATATATATGCGTATCAAAGATTTTTTAACAATTTTTCTTTAAAGAGAAAATCTAGAAAAAAAATGCGCGGTTGTGGGAAAAAAAAAATCAACACCAAAATCAACCCCAAAATCAACACCAAAATCAAGACCAAAATCAACACCAAAATCAAGACCAAAATCAACACCAAAATCAACACCAAAATCAAGACCACAGTTAAAACAAAAATTAACACCTTTAGAAGAAGCAATACAAAAAAAAGAAGCTGCTTGGGAAAAATATAGGAAACTTGAAGGTGATAGAAGTTATATTCAAAGGCGATTAGATTCTTTTGTGGATGATGTTAGTGACGAACATACTGAAGAGCGTTCAAAATCTTTATTAAGAGAACTAGAAATGATTCACAAACCATTGGACGATGCCTATGAAGATTATCTAGATGCAAAAATGGAATTTGATAGTGTAGCTGCAAGTAGTCATTAGACATCTATAGCTATATTAATTATAAAATTGAAATAATTATTTATGAAATTAAAAATAATATTACAATATTAATATGAGCTCTAACGCCTCTACTAGTGCGCGCATTATTGCTGACAAAACTGTTCGCTCTAATGCCTTTGCAAATACCTTTGCAAATACCTTTGCAAATACTATTACGAATGCATCTACTATAACTACTAGTAAACAATGTAAACAATGTAATAATAGTATTAACAATAATGCAAATCAGTATAAAGGATTTGATTGTGTATTTTGCAGTAATTATTGTAGGTCAATATTTTCAGAACAAATTTTTGAAAAAGATTATAATCTACTCCGGCATGAAGTATGGTTTAAATAATATTTAAATTATATTTAAATAATATTTATATATATAAATATAGTTATATATATAAATATAGTTATATATATAAATATTATAATGATAAGTGATAACAATATTTTTTTATTAATTAAAGAAGCTTTTTGTAAATATAAATGCGATGGATTAAAATGTTCATTAGAAGATATAGTAAAATTAGCACAAGATCTTGAAGAATTAAAAAATAATAATAACTATGATACTAATATATGGAGCAATAAATGCAAACAATATTTAAATATTAATTGCCCTGGTGAATTAAATACTATTATTTCATATATCATAAATAGAGCAAAACATCTTGCAATTTAGTATCTTCTTTTTGTATATCTTTTTCTTCTTTTTTTTGCATATTTTTTAGTTTTACGACCCGCGTCAGGTGGTGCTTCATAATTTTCCTCTTTGTCCTTTATTTGCTTTAGTCCATAATCAAGATACTGCTGTGTTAACTCCTCGCAATCTGGAATAGTGTCTATAAAAGTTTTTCCAGCAGTTCCTATTTTACCTGAAGCTTCTCCAAAATCTATTATTACTATCTTTTTAGTAAATGGATTTATAAGAATATTATCAGGATTTAATAAATCGTTATGATATATCTGGTTAGACCTTAAAATATTATTTATAATGCGTAATGGACTAACTATAGAATCACATAACTGCATTGCGGTCATATTTCCAAATTTTTTCTTTGTCTCTTTGGTTATTTGATAAAATGGATAAGTGTTTATTATTGTGCCAAGTGTTATAAAATCTTCTTGTTCAATATATTCCATTTTAATATAATATTCTTGTTCATTTACTTTAGCTGGATCAGCTGATGTAATTTTACCATAACTAATTATTTCAGGTACATAAAAAGTTGTATTAATTTTACTTTTATATCTTCTTTTAGTTGAACTTTTATCTCTACGTTGGCTTACTTTAAATGCTTGTTGTTGATAATATATTTCGGCTAATATTTTAGTAAGAATTGCGGCCGCCGCGCCTTGATTTAATGTAAAAAATTTAAATTTTTTATAAAAATATCTTGTACTTCCGCCTTTTGTTGTAAAAAATTCTATAATGCAATCGGCATTTACTACTCTACCTGTCTTGTCGTTATACGTTACAAAATAATCTTTTGTTTTTTTTGCTATTAGATTTGTAGTCATGTAAAATCCAGTATCAACGATATCCTTACCATTTTTATATATATTATTTAATGAACTAGAAAAACGCGTTATGAATTTTTCTTGTACATTATTTTGGGCAAAATTACTTATTGCTGATTCTAATTCGTTTTGATTTTTTTGATCTATTTGAGAAGATTTTTTCTTATCATCCAACACATCCAACACATCCGAGTCATCCAACACATCCGACCCATCCGAAGAATTAGAACCTACATCTAAAATTAAACTAATAGGCATTTATACTATAATACTATAATACTATAAAAAAAAATATTTAATGGTTAGTACATTCTATTGTAATTAATAAAACTTGTCATTAATATAAAATTTGCCACTATTATCTTTTCTACATTTACCAATAATACTTGGATTGTGTTTATTACTTAATATATCTTCATGTAAGTAAATATTATAATATTTATTTGAATCACTATCAATACTATAATCACTATCAATATAATACTCTATTCCATTAATTTCTTGTGGCCAAATATTTTTTTTATTAATTGGAACACATTCTGTATTTGTTACAGATGAGACTCCGTATGGAGCACCTTTAATATGCGTGCCACAATAATCTTCGTTTTCTTTTTTACGTCGCGTACACTGATGACCACTGGCACTTTTTGCACAACATCTAAAATTTGTAGGTACAATATTTTTAATTCTTTTTCTTCTTGAAAAATCTTCTTTAGATAATGCTAATGCATTATAATCATAAATAAATTGTAAAAATTCATTTGAATTGGAGTCTCCAATAATAGTACATTTATTTATACTAAACCATTCTTTAATATCATCTTTAAATAATGAAATATGACTTTCAACTTTTTTGGCTACTCGTGTTTCCATTTATACATTTTATAATAAAATCTTTCTAATTCAATTTTATTATAATAAAATAAAAATGTTTAAAAATGTTTAAAAATGTTTAAAAATGTTTAAAAATATTCATATTCTGGTAAAATATAAAAAAATATACATAAAGCTATAAACCATGTTAGAAAAAATATATATTTACTTGTTTCTATGTTTAAAAATTTCATAATACTTTGAAACACTACAAATATAACAGATAACACTAAAATTGTTATAATAGTTCTAATTAGACTTCTATCCATATATAAATAAAAATATATTTTATTCTAATTTTTTTGCGGATGAAAGCTTTCTTTTAATATTTTCATTTACTTTTATTTCTCTATTATTTAAAATATAATCAGTAATAGTATTAACATCAATATCAATATTTAAATTTGTTTTTTCTTTAAAAAACTTTTCCAAACTGTCTATAAGGGTTTTTTTATTTAAAGAAGCTTTTGTTTTGCTTTTACAATAGACAATTTTACCAGAATTAATATCAAAACAATCAATTTCATTATTTTTCATAATAGTTAATAAAGTTATTGTTAAATTTTTTTTCTTATTTTTATATTCTTTTATAATAGTTTGCAGCTCTTTAACTTTCTCATCATTTTCAATCCATTCTTTTATTATAGTAACTAATTCTTCTTTTGAAGCCATTTTACAATTGTTTTTTATTACTAATAGTTATAATATTATGTTTAAATATTATATAAAAATTATATAAAAAAATTAAGTTAAAATAATATTAGGATTATTAAGATTATAGTTAACTAACCGCTCTATCAATTGTGTTTTACAACCACTTACTTTTAATTTAAAGGATCGTAAAAAAAACTTTAATGTAGAAATTGTGTATTTTTTACAAATATTAGTTAATTCTTCGCTTGTTGCGCTAGATGTGCTGGGTACGCTAGGTAATGTGCTTTTTTTTTTTAAAACTATAGTTTCATGTAATTTACAATAAACGCCATTTTCAGTTTTAATTGCAGAACATTTACATTGAATTCCTTTTTTTTTACCATTTAAAAAAATCCATTGACAATCATTTAATTTCATTGAATAAGTTTTAGGTGAAGTAACTCCTTTTACTATTTTAACTCCATTCATATCAATATATGGTAATATTTTTGGAGTTATTTGTCTACAATAAGGGCATTTTGTTTCATTTATTTTAATATTTATAATTTCAAAATAATTAGTATTTGCTTTTTGTTTTAATAATTCATTATATAAAGATAAGTAATTAAATTTATGCCCGCAATCTAAAGTAATAAAATTGTCTTGTAATGGTTCTTTAGTTATTAAACAAATATTATCTTGATTAGGATTATTAGGATTATTAGGATTATGTGATAACTCTTCTAAAAGAATATCGTAAAAGCTCATTTATTTATATTATTTTTTTATTTTTATATATTTATATTAATTTTAATTTTAATTTTAATTTTAATAACATATATTAATATGTCTCAAAATGTGTGGGGTGCAATAACTTGGTTATTATTTCATAGTTTTGCTGAAAAAATAAATGAAGAACAGTTTATTAATGTAAAAGAGAGATTGATTACTTTTATAAAAGATACATGTCTTAATTTACCGTGTCCAATTTGTTCAAAACATGCCTTAGAAGTTTTAAAACAATCAAATATGAATCTTATTAATACTAAAGCTGATATGATTGAGTTTTTAAGACAATTTCATAATATAGTTAATATTAAACTAGATAAACCAATCATTGATAAAAATTATGTTATAACTTATTATAAAAATGTTAATTTAAAAGCAATTATTCAACAATTTATAAAAGTCTATTCTCATAAATATGGAAATTATGAAATTAAAGCATTTCAAAGAGCAAATGAACGTCATTTATATTTAAAAGGAGCCATAACTAATATGAATATAATTTTACGTTATTGTAGAGCTTATTAATTCACCGCCTCTATAAACAGAACATTTAAAGGTTTGTTTATTTGGACGACTACATACAGCATTAGTAGATACTAACTCATTAAAAAATAATAAATCTTTTCTATTAACAGCAAACCACATCCAAAACCATACTGATCCAAAAAATAATCCTATAACAATTCCCATAAAAGTGCCAATCTCATCAGAACAGTTTCTAGTATATTGAAATACAGAATTAATTATAGTTCCAAATAATGTAAATATTAAAATCATTGGATTAACTAAACCTTGAGATTGCGCAGGAGGTATCATAGGCCACATTAAATAAATAAATGTAAACCAACAAATTGCAGCTTGTGTATTTGGTCCCTTATAATCACTGGATGTTATTGATAATAAATCACAAGTTAATGGTCCTTGAACTGGTCTATTTGGAAATAAATTTAAACTTCCTACAAGTAAACAAAATCCTATTGTTAAAATAATACCGCCTAAATAAACAATACCATTTAATTTAAAATTAAATATAGAAGCTACTACAAGAAAACAAACAATAAATAATGGATATAAAGACGCAAAAAGAACCCCTAAGTTCTCAAGTGAAGTGCGAATAGACATATATATATAATATAAAATATATAATTATAGATTTAATATAAATATATAATTATATTAAATATATAATGGGTATTCCGAGTTATTTCGTTCATATTGTTAAAACTTATCCTAGTGTAATTAAAGAGTTTGTACCAAATAAAATAAATATAGATAATTTTTATTTAGATTCTAACTCTATTATATATGATGCAATTAAAACTAATATATATAAAAAAGGAGATATTACTTATGAAAGTAAAATAATTAAATGGATATGTGAGAAATTGTTATTTTATATTAATTTAATAAATCCTAAAAAAAAAGTATTGATTGCATTTGATGGAGTTGCGCCAGTTGCCAAATTAGATCAACAGCGTAATCGGAGATATAATACTTGGTTTGTTAATAACTTTTTAGAAAACGCTGAAAATCAAAAAAAAGAATTATGGGATAGTACATCTATTACTCCTGGAAGTAATTTTATGAAAACACTAAGTAGTGATATTAAATTATTTTTTAAAGATAAGTTACCAAAATTAGATATTATTATTTCTAGTAGTGAATATAATGGTGAAGGCGAACATAAAATATATAAATATATTCGCAAACATACAACATATCATAATGCAACTACAACAATAATTTATGGATTAGATGCAGATTTGTTAATGTTATCTTTAATTCATTTAGAAATAACTACTAATCTTTATCTTTTTAGAGAAACTCCACATTTTATTTCATCTGTTAATAATAGATTAAAACCAAATTGTTTATATGTATTAGATATATTTGAATTAAATGAAAAATTAAAAATAGAAATGATTAATAGTAATACTAATAGTAATACTAATAGTAATAGTAGTACTAATAAGAATAAAAATATTACTTTAGACTATATATTTTTATGTTTTTTATTAGGAAATGATTTTTTGCCGCATTTTCCAGCATTAAATATTAGAACAAATGGAATACAAATTATTTTAGATGTATATAATTCAAAACAGATTAGTATTATTGAACCAGACGGAACCATTAATTGGAGAGAATTAAGAAAATTAATAGAACATATTGCCTTAACCGAAGTTGAATTGTGTAAAATAGAAACAATAAAACGTGATAATTTAGAACAACGTTTAAGTGATTTTAAAAATAAAGAAACAGAGGAAGCCTTAATGAATCTTCCAATTTTAGATCGCGCAGTTGAAAAATATATTGCGATTGGAGAAAATGGTTGGCAGAAAAGATATTACAAAGAATTGTTTGATATAGAAATCAATGATTTCAGAAAACAAGAAATTTGTTTAAATTATTTAGAAGGATTAGAATGGACTTTTAAATATTATACGGAAGATTGTCCTGATTGGAGATGGCGTTATAAATATAAATATCCGCCTTTATTAGAAGATTTATATAAGTATATTCCACACTTTTCTACAACATTTATTGAACAAAATACAAATCAACCAGTTAGCCAAGAAATACAATTAGCTTATGTGCTTCCGCGAAATAGTTTACACTTGTTGCCTGAATCAATCTCTAAAAAGCTGCTTGACTTAAAAGCAAATAATTATAAATTAGATTATACTATTAAATATGCTTATTGTAGATATTTATGGGAAGGACATGTTGAACTACCTGAAATAAATTTAAATGAATTAGAAAATATAGTTAAAAATTAAGAAATATAATATTATATAAATATTATAGTATGTCTCAAATAAGTCATCCAGTGTATACCACGTTATCTGTGAATGAGTTTAAACAAATTTTGGCGGTTATAGATGCTCCAGAACAAAACGCAAATGTAGCCATTATATTAAAATTTGGAGCAACTTGGTGTGGTCCGTGTAAAAATATTAAACAAGTATGCGCAACTAGATTTAATGAATTATCAAATAAGATTACCTGTTTTGACTTAGATATTGATGAAGAAACTAATAATGAATTATATAGTGCGTATGCGAGTAAAAAAATGATTAAATCAATTCCAACTATTTTTGCGTATGTCTCTAATCCAGAGAGAAACTATGCGCATTGGTGGGCTCCTGATTTGTCTGTGAATAGTTCTAAACCTGAAGATGTTGAATTGTTTTTTAAAAAAATAAATAGTTTGACTAAATAACTTAATTAAATAACTTGATAAATAATATTAATATATAGTATATAATGGATAAATTAAAAAAAATAAAAACAAAAACAAAAACAAAAAAGAAAAAAGTTATGTCTGATAAAGAGTTTTCAAAAATGTTGAAGCAAGAGCAAGAAAAAATAAATAAATTTAAATACATGGTTAGAAAAGATAAGACAATGAAAAAATGTCATAACTTTTGTAAAAATGATTATTTGGCAGAGAAATATAAAAAGAACCCAATCACTGTAAAAAAAGTTAAATCAGAAAAAGATAAAAAAAAATTTGAAAAAATAAAAAAATCATTCGAAGAAATGGTTGAAGGACTGTGTAAAAGAAACTTTTGCAATGAAGGGTGTGCGGAAGGATTTGATTTTAATTTGTTTTCTGGCACTGTTAAAGAAAACCTACAAAAAAACTTTAAAGAAAAGTTTAACAAAAAATTATACAATGGATTTGTTGACAGTTATTCTCCTGCGGAAGTTGAAATGTTAAAAAAAAGAGGCGCGTTGTCTGGATGCGGAGACCAATCAATGAATTAACCGCGCTGTTTTTCATAAATAATAATTTTATTAATATATCTAATTAATATATATTAATGAAAAAATCAGTTAAAACAAAATCAGTTAAAACAAAATCAGTTAAAACAAACAAATCAACTATGAAAAAATGCGAACACTTTTGTAAAAAGGATTATATGCCTGAAATGGCTAAAATAAACGATAAACGCAGGAAAGAAGAAAAAAATCCCTTAGCAATAAGAATATATGGTTTAGTCGATAAATATAAAACAAAAGCAAAAGATATTGAGTATAAAGGTTGTAAAAAAACATATTGTAATGAAAAATGTGAAGGATATAACTTTAATAGTGATACAAAATTTCAAAAAAAGTTTCAAAAAACAAGAAAAAATGGATTTGTTGACAGTTATTCAGCAAAGGAAATTAAAATGTTAAAAAAAAGAGGCGCAATTTCTGGGTGTTGGAAAGTAGGTAAATCATATGGTTATGGTTATGATATTTTTCATAAATAATAATTTTATTATTATATCTAATTAATATATATATTAATGAATAAATCAGTTAAAAAAAATGGTAAACAAAGTAAACAAAGTAAACAAAGTAAACAAAGTAAATCGGCAAAAAAAGACAAATTAAGTAGCCCTAAAAAAAAGTGCAATAACTTTTGCCAAAATGATTATGCGGCAGAACTATATAAACAGAACCCAAGTAATTATGAAACTAAAACAAGACAACGTATTATTGACAATCAAGTTTGCAAGAAAGTTTTTTGCGATGAAGATTGTAACGGTCCAGCTTATCGGTTTCATGGTAATACATTATTTCAAACTATCTTTAGAAACAAATTAAACAAAGGATTTCTTGACGAATATTCAGCAAAGGAAGTTGAAATGTTAAAAAAAAGAGGTGCGTTGTCTGGGTGCGCGAATCCAATGAAAAGCACAAACCCATTGCAACCCTATAACAATTATGATATTTTTCATAAATAATAAATAAATAATAAGTTTATTAATATATATGGCAACCAAAAAAGTAAGAAAAGGACCAACCGAAAGTGCAACCGCATTTAATGTAGGAACTAAAAAAAAGGGTAATGATGGAAATTATTGGATAGTTGTGGCAACAAAAGCCAATGTGCATAAATGGCAAAAAATAACAAAAACAATGAAAACATCAATCAAATCTTCAAGAAAACCCTCGACTAACTCAAAAATGAAACAATGTGAAGACTTTTGTAAAAATGATTACAAAGACCATATTGTAAAACATAGAGAGAAAAATCAAAAAAAATATAATTATATATATAGTGCTACAAATAAAGCAGATCAGTTTGGTTATGCAACTTGTAAAAAATCATATTGTAATGAAAAATGCGAAGGATTGGATTTCTTTGGAGATAAAGAAGAAGAACTTGCGCATAAAAAAAAAATTAACAATAGTTTTATGAATACTTTTTCTGCAAAGCAAGTTGAAATGTTAAAAAAAAGAGGCGCTCTCTCAGGCTGCATGAATCCACGAGGAGCAACTCAATTATTGGGCCTAGGTTAGTTAATAATACTTATATTAATACTAATATTAATACTAACATTAATATTATATTTTTTATTATATTAATAAAATAATATAATAACTATGAGTATAACAAAAAAATCTACAAAACTCAATTCAACTATGAAAAAATGCGAAGACTTTTGTAAGAATGATTATTTAGTAGAAATGGAGAAGTTTAATAAGAAATTTCCCGCAGTAAAAAGTCACGCAAAAGCTGTTTTAACAAAATTGTTAAAACTAGAGAAAAAAAAATGTTGCAAGCTAAAAAAGATGGTATTAAAAATGCTGAAGAAGTTTTTAAAAATATGATGAATAATACTAAAAAAAAATTGTTAGAATAAAAAAATTACCCTTATAGTTGTAAAAAAAAATATTGCAATGTGAATTGCGAAAAAGGGTATGACTTTAATGGTAATATAAAACTTCAAAAACAGTTCCGAAAAACATTTAAAAATGGAGTTGCTGATGGATTTGTAAATGCTTATTCTGCCAAGGCAGTTAACATATTAAAAAAAAAAGGTGCTCTTTCTGGTTGTAGTGATGGCAAGGGTACAATATATGCTCCGCATATTTATGATGTTTTTCATAAATAATGTTTCGTTTTTTTACGATGTCTTGAAGACTTTTTACGATGTCTACGTTTAATTTTTCTTGTTTTTTTACCGCGGCCGTACGGCCGTACATGTGGATTATTGTTTGATTGTTCTATACTAACTTCATAAGGAAGTTTTTGATCCCGTAGTTTAGAATCTATAACATGCTTATATTGCTTATATAAATCTGGATTATATTCTATAGAAAACATTTCTTTTAAATGATCTTCATTTAAAAATGAAACTGAACCATTATCAAATAAATTTTCTTTATTGTTACTAGTAAATGAATTCCATAAAACAAATGGTACTGGCAGCAATTTTTTTCTAAAAGATTTCTGTGATTTTCCATATGGCCATATATATGGCATAAATAAATATTCTCCTTTTTCATTTACTGCAAATCCATTATCGCTATTAACTATGACAACAGCATTTTTAGATGGTTTTAAACGAAGATCTTGTCTCAGTTCCTCCATTTCTTCTTCATCGCTCTCATCAGTTGGCTCATTTGATGTTTTGGGCATATATATATATATATATATATATATATTACTAAATATTATTAATAAATAACGTTTGTTTAAATTGCAATTTATTATTAGTATATATTAATAATAATGAATAAAAATTTAGATATAGATTTAAATATAGAAAATTATAATATTTAGTTATAATATTTAATTATAATATTTAGTTATATTATAAATAATATGAATTTATTGAAATTTAGAAGAAAAAGCTTTGCCACCTTGAAAAAAAGAAAATCTACAAAAAGAAAATCTACAAAAAGAAAATCTACAAAAATGTTTAGTATTAGAAAAAAACATTATATGAAAGGGGGAGGGCTACGCGCTATACTCACTGAAGATGACAAAGAAGAAATCGATAAAAATGAGCAAGTTAAACCTTGGATGAAAACTGAGATTAAGGCGGGAATGGGAATAGAACATGATAAAGAAAATGAAGAATTCATCGTTCATGTAAGAAAAGGGTACACCATCCGCATAGACAATGCTACTAAACCTATGGCATATGAATTATTTTTAACTATATACAATAAGGCAGATATATTGCATTATCAACCTGATTACAAACGGACTACTGTAAATGATGTTGAGTATTCCGATCAAGGGTTAACGGCCGCAGATAGTGATTTGAGACAAATAGGAAATATTGCTTGGATGCGTGCGGTGGACGCTTGGTGGCAACCGAAGAAACCTTAGTTTAATGACAATTTTATTTTAGTATAGATTAGTATATATTATTCTATAGTAATAGTAAATGAATAAAAATTTAGATATAGATTTAAATATAGAAAATTATAATTTTAATGATTTATTAAAATTATTTAATCTTAAAAATAATTTTTGCGATAATGAATTAAGAAATTGTTATAAAATAGTAGTTCAGACGCACCCAGATAAAAGTGGTTTAGACAAAAAATATTTTTTATTTTATACACAAGCATTTAAAATCCTTAAAAAAGTATATGAATACAACAATAAAAAAAGTAGTGTTTTAAACGAGGCCAAATCAAAAATAGAATATATAGGATTAAGTGAAGATGAAAAAGGTAAGCAACTTTTAATAAAAGAATTGCAAGAGACACGACCAGGAGAGTTTAATAAATGGTTTAATAGTACATTTGAATCGCTTAATCTAAATAATGAATCTAATGATGGATATGGAGAATGGTTAAAGTCTGATGAAGGTTTAACTGGGGAGAGTGATGGCGTTGAAAAGTGTGGCTCAATGAATCAATTACATTCTACAATAAATAATAAAAAACAATCTTTGTGTGCGCTAATAACTAAACAAGAAATAAGAGAATATAACACCTTAGGAAATAATAATAATTTAGATAGTAATGTAAAAGAATATTCCTCAGGAATTTTTAATAAATTACAATATGATGATCTTAAAAAAGTTCATTTAGAAAGTGTAATTCCAGTTTGTGAGAATGATTATGAAAAAATAAAAAAGTTTAATTCTACAGATGCTCTTATATATTATAGAAATAGGCAAGAATTAAAACCAATTTCAAAAGAGAAAGCAAATGAAGAATTAAAAAACTATTATAATACTTTAGATAAAGAGAGCTGTGAATTGGCTTATAGGTTAACTAAACAAGCAGAAGATGCTGAAAAAAAAAATGAACTCTTATGGAATTCATTACGAAGTCTAAAATAAAACATTATTATATATATATGTCTATAACTACTATAAAAAAACAAGTTCAATCTGCTTTATATGGACTGGATATATCATTATTAAAAACAGACTTTGAAGACTATAAGACAAGATTAGAGTTGTTTAGAAAATTTATATTATTGCCAGAAGGAAATTCTATAGACTCGGGATATAAAAATCATATTAATACATTGTTAAATAAATTACAAGATCATGCAGAGCAATTGATAAATTATACTATGAAAAATGATGAACAAAATATGAAGGATACAAGAAGTATGTATGATAATGTTTCTGACAGTTTGAAAATAGTTATAAATGAAAATGAATATGAATTAGCACGTAATTTAATTAAATTGAATAAAATTAAAAAGAAGCGTATCGAGCTGATACGCAATTTAATACCCCGTTTAAACTTTCCTCCTCGCAAATCTAACACTTCCGTTTCTGTTTCCGGTGAGACTCGCACTCCCATCGGTTGGAAAGTGAGCGCCACGAGCAGGTTTGTAGTGAACACTCCTACAACCACAGCCAAAATCCCTATTTATTCTAGCAATAAAGCGGAGGGTAAGAATATTACCAAAAAATATAAGAATAAAAAGAAAAAAAAACAAAAGGCAAGAGCAAGGACTAGAGCAATAACTAGAGCAATAACTAGAGCAATAACTAGAGCAAGAAAATAAACTGTTTCTCTCTATAACTTTTTATAATTGAATTTTCAGATTAGATAAATATAAAATAGTTTAGAAACTATTTTATATATACTATAATAATATTATATTATATATAAAATATATATACTATGAAAGTTGAAAAACTAGTAATAATAATAATTTTATTTATAGGAGTTTCCGCATTATATAAACAATTTAATTCTCAAGAAGCAAAAAAAAATAATAAATATTATAATTCATTGATAGAAACTTATCTTTTAAATAAAGAAAGTTTTGGGTTTTCATATAAACCAATATTATGGATTTATTTACAAAATGATTCACAAATTTGTCCCGCAGTAAATAATCGTTTTTGGATTAATTTTGGCTCACGAAATTCAAGCAATTTCAATCAACCATATCAAATATATACAATTCAATCTATTATAAAGAATTGCTCAGATGATTTTAATATATGTTTAATTGATGATAGTGCTTTTAATATATTATTACCGCAATGGACAATTGATTTAAATAGTGTAGCACAACCTATAAAAAATCATATGCAAATATTAGCTTTAACAGCATTAATTAATGCTTATGGTGGTATGTGTATTCCTTCTTCATTTGTATGTTTTAAGTCATTATTGCCTCTATATACACAAGCAGTGAATGAAAATAAAATGGCAGTAGGAAAACTACAAAATGAAGTATGTAATGAAAATCTACCACAACCAACAATTGCCAATCCAATTTTTATGGCAGCGGCTCCTAATAATACAATACTTCAATCATTTCACAACTATTTATTATCTTTAAACGCACATGATTTAACAAGAACTCAAGACTTTTTAGGCTTGTCTAATTTATGGTTAGAAACAAAAATACAAACAAATGAAATAATCGCAATATGTGGGTGTAAATTAGGAGTTCAAAGAAAAGATAAAACATTAATTCATGCCGAAGATTTATTAATTTCATCATACATAGAATTTGATAAAGAAGCTTATGGTATTTATATTCCATGGGACAAATTAATTAATAGAACCAGTTTAGAATGGTTTGTTAAATTAACACCTGAAGAAGTTATTAACAGTAATACCATAATTGCAAAACATTTGTTAATACATCAATAATAATTATTCTCTTCAAGCCCTTCAAACCCTTCAAACCCTTCAAGCCCTTCAAGCCCTTCAAGCCCTTCAAGCCCTTCAAGTTTTTCATTCTTTTCAAATCCTTCTAGTAATTCTTTTTTTAAATTATATTTATAATTTTGAATATACTCTGTATTATTAGTGTTTATATTATTTGTATTATTTATATTAGTGTTATTAATAAGTAGTTTATTTCCAAATTTATCAATATACCGGTAAATGCGATTAACATCTAATTTTGAAATATCATATTCTTTACATATTGTATAAATTTGTTCTTCAGTATATAATTTTTGTAACTTTATAAATAAAGAAAATACATCTTTTTTATCAAGAAATAAAATATGTGATAAGTTTTGAAGAAATATTTGATTATTATATTCATTACTATATTTTGTTAATACTTTTGTAAATCTTATATATCGCAAATCAGGGCATTTTGGAAGCGTTTGTTTAAATAGTAAATTGTTGTAAAATATTTTAATTAAAAAACTCATTTCATTAAATTGCCAAATTTGTTTTTGAAAAGTAATTCTATCTATATAATCAGCTTGACAGATATTATCTAATAATTTAATATATAGTTTAATACTGTTTTTTTTATCAATATAATCTAATTGCTCTATAATATTTTCATGCCATAATAAACCAATAATTGTTCTATCTGCATCATTAATATTAATAGTTTCAGTATTGTTTGAAATTGTACATTTTTTATTAATTAATTTTTTAACAGTATCTTTAGTGTCTTCCGCAATATTTTTAGACATTAAAAATCCCATATTTTCACTATTAAACTTATAATTATTAATATATAATTTATATAGTGTGAATAATAAACCTAAATCATTTTGAACATACTCTAAAACCGTTGGCATAATATTTTTCTCTTTAGCAATATTAGGCATATATATTTCTATAATTTTACTTAACTGTTTATTTGTTGGAGCGGGCAATTCTATTGTATAACAGACTTTAATTAATTCAGTAATTTTTTTATCTATATGATTATTGCCTATACAAATAATTGGAATATATGAAATTTCTTCTAATCTTTGTTTTTTAGTTTTTTTAGGTCTAATTAATTTAATTAAAGTATTAATACCTCCTTTATCACCATTATTCATGGCATCTATTTCATCCATAATAATTACTAATGGTTTTGATTTTTTTGTAAAGAGTGATAACACATTAATATCAGACATATTATTATGTTTAATTGACTCTATTATTTGTTTATTTCTAAAATCGCCCGAATCATACAATATTATATCATATCCTAATGTTTCTAATAAATTTTTTATAAAAAATGTTTTTCCGGAACCAGAAGTGCCATATATATATATACCTCTTTGGATTGAAACCGTTTTTTTATTTTTTTGAAAAAAATCTAAAAATGATTTAATATTTGAAGCAATTTTATTTCTCTCTAATATAGTATTAAAATCAATTGTATTCATTATTAATAATAATTAAATTATTATTAAATTATTATTATTATTAAATTATTATTTAATAATTATTACATATTTGTTCTAATGTTGACCCAGCGTTTGTAACACCATTCCAAGAAACTTTACATTGTTTAGACCATTTGGATTTATTACATAATCCTGAATGTCCTTTAAAATGATTAGTATTAAAGTCCATTGTTTTACCATCTCCTGTATTACAAATCCCTATTTTTTTAACATTAATACATTTTCCATTTTTGGATTCCCAATAGTCAGGACAGTCGCTTACTACAGGTGGAAAAGCGGTTTTCTGTTTTGTTCTATACATAGTATATGCAACACTTATTAACATAATAATAAGTATAAAAGAAGCAATAAATATCACAATTGTTGTAAAATTCATATAAATTACTATAATATTTTATTTTCTTATATTATAATAATTTATATGACTTTTGTCAATAATGGACGTATTAATATATTAGGACCAATTGGTCCTCAATTTCAATTTGCTGATAAAATTCCGGTAAAACAATGTGTATCTTATCGTGAAGCATTGGCAGGTCAATGGAATGATTCATATTTATCATTAGCCTTTTTTAGTAATGAAAATATGACAATTATTCAAAACGCAATAAGAAAAGGAGTATATGATAAATCAAACAAACAATATATAATAGAACCACAAAATTGTAATGAATTAAAAATAATAATGAGAAGTATATTTTTACAATATAGTAATAATTTGCCAGTTGACATAAAACAACAAATAATTACTTTAAATCAATTAGTTGCAAAATTTGCTATAGAACAAATTTATAAAGAAATGATTTCTTATATTAAATATACTCAAGATGCAAGCACAATGGCAGTTCCACTGTCAATGCCAATTAATACAAGTAATAAAAATACTACTTTAGGAATGCGACCATTAATGTAAATAATTTTTAATAATCTTTAATAATCTTTAATAATGTTATAATATATAAAATAAAACAATATAAATACTATATTTTATAATAAAATAGTATATATTGTGTATGGATGCCCGAGCGGTTTAAGGGGGTAGACTCAAGTTCTACTATCGCAAGATGCGTGGGTTCAAATCCCACTCCATACAATAGTATATTTTTTATACTATTGTATACTATTGTATTTAAAAAATATTAATATTATAATATTAATATAAATTATATGGGTAAATGTGCGCCTGGTGTAATTTGTATAGAAAATATAACTATGTTATACATAATTATACTTGCAAGTATATTATTAATTGTAGTTTATTATCATACTTTTAGTAAAAGTAATAATAATAGTAATTATAATAGTAATAATAATAGTAATCAAAACGATAGTATTTTTCCAAGAGCAAATTATGGATATTCAAATGTTAAAAATGATATATTATTAAATCCATACGAAGGGCCGACTAGAGATACTAGACTATTTCCAAATTTAAATATTACTTCTTTAAAGATGCCAATTAATATTGAGACACAATCGGTTGATACTAATTATAGACAAATAGGAATATTGACAAGGATAGATAATACAAAAGAAATGATATTGCCATTGATGGGTAGGCCATTAATTACGCATAGAGATAAATGGAATTTTTATACAATTGGAGAGAATAATATGATAAAAATTCCGATACAGCATAAAGGAGTTAATTGCACTAGTTCTTTAGGATGTAATGATTTATATTCTGGGGATATTATAAAAGTAGAAGGTTATAATTCAGAGTTTAAAGTAACTCTTTATGAGAATAATACGTTAAAATATATTCCATATATATAATAACAAGACTAATGGTTTCAACTACTTGCCGTAATATTCTTCCAGATTTAATGGTTACAGAGCTTAATTGTGGTTGTTCTGATTCAACTTCTCGTTATAGAAGAATTGCTCGTAATGCAATTTTACCATTTTACTATGATTGTGCTGGTGTTAGTAATTTAGAAAATTGTAATAAAGTTTTTTTTCTAAAAAACGCAACATTTTACTCGGGAACAAGTTCTAATATTTCTTCATCATTATTAACGCAAGCAATGCGTTATTCAAAGTTAGCTCAAAATGTTTCTAAAACACCAGAAGGAAGACGAAATAATTTAAATATCGCATATTTAAATCATATTATTATAAATTCTACAAACACTATATGGTATAATGGAGCAGTTAAATATAATTTAGAAAATCAAACAACAAATAATATTCCACAATTTATATGTGGAAAATTAAAAAATTAAAAAATTAAAAAATTAAAAAATTAAGAAATTAAGAAATTATATTATTATATTAATATATAATACTATGCATAAAATACAAAAATCAGCAGATGGTAAATATCATATTAAGGGTAAAATATATGATAAATTAGTTGGTAAGCGCGCTGAAGTGGGTCATGGTAAAGCATATAAAACAGCAGGCGGTCTTACTATTGATGATTTAGTATATATAAAAGGTCGCTGGAAGTCTAAAATAAAACATGAAACCGCAAAAAAAGAACTTAGATTACAACAGCATGGTTTTTATTCAGAAAAAGGCAAATTTGGTTATGTTAAATCCGTTCCAAAACAACCTACTAAATCTAAAAAAGTTAAAACACTTGCGTTAAATCTTGAAGAATTAGATAAACTTAAAGAAAGTAATACAAAACGGTTACATGGTATTCGTTTACCAACACCTCAACGCATTCCATCGCCGCATTCGCCTTCTTATTATGGATCTAAATATAAAAATCATAGACAAACAGTTAAAAAAAACAGCTCTAGAAGGTCTAGCAGCTCTAGAAGGTCTAGCAGCTCTAGAAGGTCTAGCAGCTCTAGAAATTCTTAAAGAACTAGAACAAATAGTTAAATATAATTAATATAATGTTATAATATTTGATAATAATAAAATTGGAATCATAGAAGTATCTACTTCTAATTGTTGTGAAGATATATGTTTTTTAATAAACATATCAAAATAGTTTTTGTTAATTAAAATAATATTCTTTTTACAATGAATTATGTAATCATTATATAATTCATATAATGATATATAACTATGTATTGTTTTATATTCTATAATTTTTTTATTTAAAAATGTAATAATATCTTGTTGTTTATTCCACAAAGTACAAGATATGCCTGTAATATATGAACCATCAATTATAATTTCTGGATAAAAATGTTTAATTATATTGATTAATGATAAATCATTAATATCATTATTTTTATATGATATTCCACTATAATTTTTAAATAATATAGAAATTTCATCTATTTCTAAATAATATTCATTAGGATCTTCTTTTATTGTTTCATCCCAAAAAACTAAAAATTTGGAAACAAACGGAATTTTAGTACTAGTATAGTCTAAAAACCCTTCTTTTTCTTCATTATATTTTAACTTTGATTTTAATAACTGTTTTAATGTAGTTTGAGGAATTATATAAGGCATTTTAATTTCATCTAAATATACTTTCCATAAATATAACATATTTTTCATAGAAATAATAGAGCTTATTGATTCTTGAATATTTAAATTAATAAAATAGTCTACTATAGTTTCTTTTGTATTATTTTTTAAAAATAATATGCGATTTACAATATCAATTGTATTTATTCTATCTAAATAACAATCAGCGCTTGTAAATCTATTTGAATAATAACAACTTACAATAACTAAATCAATTAAATATTTAAATATAATATCATGATCATAGTCATTATTTTTAGTTACTAAGATACGACATTCGCAATAGTTGTGTTCATGATATTTAAATTTGAAACAAGTCATTACAGAAATATGTCCAAAATATTGACTTCCAATATTTTCAATTGTTCTCAATAAACTTTTTGCGTTTGCTGATATAATATTTATATTTGTTGGTTTTTTTAAAATAATATCCCCAATAATAGTTAAAAAATATTTAATTTCTTCTTTTGTTTCAAATATATTTAATAATATATTTTGAATATTTTGAATTGTATTAGATTCGGGTAATGAAGTCAAAATTGATAACTCTTTTATATTTTTTATAATTGATGTTTTAATTTTATATTTCCAAGGCATTAAGTTTGTATTATTTCTTAATTTTAATAATATATTATAAATAATAGTATCTTCTTTTATTATATTATAGTGATCATTATCATAACAAAAAAAAATTTCACTTGTACTATTATAAAAATATTTATTACTATTTATAAATTGTTTAACAAAATTATTGTGGGCATCTTGTCTTTCTTCTTTATCTAATATATTTTTTTTAGCATTCACCAAATAACTAGGCAACTCAATTAATACATAATTTTTAAATTTTTCATATATTTGCGGGTCATTATCATACAACTGATTTAACTCATCTATTTTATCATGCAGTTGCGTTAGCATTAATTATAATGTTTATAACTCTTTATATTTGTTTATAACTCTTTATATTTGTTTATAACTCTTTATATTTGTTTATAACTCTTTATATTTGTTTATTAGTTTTAGTTTTTTAGGCTCACTGGATTTACTAGATTTACTAGATTTACTAGATTCACTTGACTCATTCGGTTCATTGTTTTTATTTAAAAATTTTATATATTCTTCTTTAAACTCTTGTAATTCTTCTAACCAAATAGTCTCAATGGTCTTTGATTCTAATAATTTTAGTTCAGCTTCTTTATTATTTTTTTCTTTTAAATGCTTTGCCACATTTTCTTCGCTTACACTATCAAATGGCATTTTTGTAAGATAATTAAATGGGTTCTCTGTATTTTCTGGATTTGGATTAAACTTATGAATAATAAGTAATTCTACAATTTCTGAATCTTTTTTTTTACGCAAATCAATTTGATTTTCTAAAAGTGCCAAAATAAATCGCGCTTTATTTGATAAAATTGTCAATTCATTTTTTAGTTTATTAATTTGTTTTTCTTTTCTAATAATGTAATAATGATATCTAATTGGATAATAGTCTTCAATAATAGAACTTGCTGACTCATATTTTTTAAGATGTTCTTTATTATCAAATAAATGCATATTATTAGTTGAATACGTTGTATATAACTTTAATAGTTTTTCTAATTCTGTAACTTTTTCATTACAATTTCCACTAATGTCAGTTGTTTGTACTAGTAAATTATCTAATAATCCAGGATAAAACTCAATTACAAAATTAACATTTGATTCTGTAGACATATCACTATAGTCTTTAATAATTTTAGTCTCTTTATTATCCATAAGCGTTTCTATAAACTCTTTATAATCTTGAGTCCAAACCCCAATCGGCAGTTCAGTAATATTAATTTTATTGTCGTTAATTTTAGTATATAAACCTTTAATTAAATATTTTTTAGGCGCAATTAATTCAATTGTTCCTTTAAATCCATTATAATATGGCGTTATTTCAATCGCATGTTCTTGTTTATTTAACATCAATGTTAATTTTTCAATAATTTGAAATACATTATAACACATAATATCACTACTAAATCCAGTACCAATGCCTTTTGAACCATTAACTAATACCATTGGAATAATTGGGACATAATAAATTGGTTCAACTTGTTCTCCATCATCTTCTAAATATTCTAAAATAGGATCATCTTCAGGACGATAAATTAACCTTGTAATAGTATTTAATTTTGTATAAATATATCTTTCAGATGCGGCATCTTTTCCGCCTAAAAGTCTAGTTCCAAATTGCCCATTTGGATCTAATAAATTAATATTATTTGAACCAATAAAATTTTGAGCTAATCCTACAATTGCCGAGTTTAAACTTGCTTCGCCGTGATGATACCCAGAATGTTCTGATACATAACCACTAAACTGAGCAACTTTAATTTCGCTCGTTAAACGTTTTTTAAATGCGGAATATACAATTTTTCGCAAGCAAATTTTTAATCCATCCATAAGATTACAAATAGATCTTTCATTATCATATGTGGAATAATGAATAAGTTCTTTATCAATAAAATCTTGATATGTAATATATTTATCAAGTGTATCAACATACATACTTCTATTGTAGTTAGATAACCACTCTTTTCTATCATCTGATCGTTTCTTATTGAAAACCATATCTATTTTTTTAGAAGATTCTTCACCAGTAGATTTAAACCCTACAATCTTTTTATCTTGAAAATATTCTTTAAACTCTTTGCCAGTACTAGTACCTAATCCTTTATAATATTTAATACTCCATTGTTTTGTATCATTTGTCTGTTTCCATAAATTAAATTCTCCTTCATTATAAAATTGTTTTACTGTTTTTCCTTTAGTTGCTTTTAAAATTGGAGTATTCATATATCCAATAAAATCTGGAATACAAATTAATGAACTCCAAAGCGTATCAAATAAATTAATACACAATCCTTTAATATGACTTCCATCTAAATCTTGATCTGTCATAAACAATACTTTACCATATCTTAATTTGGAGGCGATATCACTTTCAGTATATTCTTTGCCGTGTTCTAATCCTAAAATTTGTTTAATTTCAGTGATTTCTTTATTGTTGCCAATTTTTGTTAGTGTTTCTCCACGCACATTTAATAGTTTTCCTTTCATAGGATAAATACCAATAGTATTTCGGTCTTCTTTAGATAATCCGGAAACAATACCGGCTTTTGCTGAATCACCTTCACACAAAATTAATATACAACTATTAGATTTTTGAGTTCCTGCATAATTGGCATCAATCAGTTTTGGAATTCCTCTAATTGATTTACTTTTAGACCCATCTTGTTTTTTTAATACTTTCATATCATTTATTTCTGTAGTTTGGCATACTGCATCCATTAATCCCATTTTTGCGATTTTTTCAATAAGCTTATCGCTTACATCGCATGCCGACCCAAACTTTGTTATTGGCGTATTCATATAATCTTTAGTTTGACTATCGTAACTTGGATTTTCAATATCACAACGAATAAATAATAATAGTTTTTCTTTAATTGTAGTTGGTTTTACATCCAATTTTTTCTTAAGTTTAATATAGGCTATTAATTTTCTAGTTAATTGATTTAAAATATATTCAACATGTTTGCCGCCTTTTGGAGTATAAATTCCATTTACAAATGATACTTGAGAAAACTCGCCTTCTTTTGAAAACGCAACCGCATATTCCCATCTTTCATTTGCTTCCTCATATTTCATTTCATTATCTCCAACAATTAATTTAATATAGTGTTGAAAATTTTTTACTGGAATAATTTCTTTATTTAATTTAACTTTAATACTTTTATCTGTTACAGCAGCAATATCATAAACTCGTCGTTTTAATAGTGCTACAATATCACTTGTTAAACCATTAACAAGTCCAAGACGTTTATAATCGGGTTTAAACTCAATCTTTGTATATGGTTTATTTTTACATTTAATAATCTTAGGCTCACCAATAATATCTAAATTATTTTTAAATTCTTGAGTGTATTTAAGCCCGCGCACCGAATCAATTGTTTCAATAGAACCCCATGAAGACCAAATTAAAACCAATTTAATTCCAAATCCATTTTTTCCACCAACTATTTTTTTTTCATCTTTATTATAATTAGTAGAAGTTCTTAAATGCGCAAATATTAGTTCTGGAATCCATAGTTTATATTCAGGATGTTGTGCAATGTCAATTCCACTTCCATCATTAATCATTGTAATAACGCCATCATCACTAATACTTATATCTATACAAGAAACTGGAGTAACTTCTTTATTTTCCTTTAATGCTTGCTGCATACGAACAACATGATCACGACAATTTACAATTCCTTCATCAAATAATTTGTATAATCCTGGATTAGAAGTTATCTGCTTTTTAATAATAGTTTGCTCTGTATCTGAATAAATATATTCATTAGATTCAATAGTCTCAACCGACCCAATATATGTATCTGGATTATCTAATATATGTTCTTTATCCGTTTTTTTTTGATACTTATTTAAATTTTCTTGTTCCGGATTCATCTGTATTTTATTATTATCTTATGTTTAACTTATATTTTCAATTTTATTTTATAATTCTAATAATTCTAATAATTACAATTTAAAGATTTTTAAAAATATATTTGTATAATGAACGAAAACTCTAATAATATTTTAACAATACAAACAATACAAATAGCGCCATTTAGAACATTAATGACTGCCCTAAAAGATATACTTTTAGAGACTAATATTACATTTCAACCAGATGGTATTAGAATAATTAATATGGATAAGTCACATACAATATTGGCACATCTATATTTACAATCAGAAAACTTTGAAGTTTTTGAATGTAAAAAAGATAAAATTGTAATTGGTGTAAATATGTTTCATTTATTTAAATTAATTAATACAATAGATAATAACGATACTTTAACATTATATATTGAAGAATGCGATTATGTTGATGGAATAGTTCATCATTTAGGTTTAAAATTTGAAAATGGAGAGATTAAACAATGCAAGACACAAAAATTAAGACTTATTGAACCAGACAATGAAGAATTGGCAGTTCCGGATGTTACTTTTTCATCAATATTAAATATTCCATCAACAGACTTCCAAAAAATTATTAGAGATCTTAGTATTATTTCTGATAAATTAGAAATAAAATCAGTAGGAAATGAATTAATTTTTAAATGTCAAGGGCAATTTGCAATTGCGGAAATTAGACGGTCTGAAGCCGATGGATATATGGAGTTTATACAAAAAAATCCAAACAAAATTATTCAAGGCGAGTTTTCTCTTAAAAATTTAGGTTATTTTATAAAATGTACTAATTTATGTAGTCAAATAGAAATTTATTTAGAAAATGACTTACCACTTATTGTAAAATATAATGTGGCTTCATTGGGCGATATAAAATTATGTCTGGCTCAGTTGCCTCCTTCTTAATCTACTTAATCTACTTAATCTACTTAAACTATTATATTTTGTGGTGTTTCATTTTTAATAGTTTCAAAATAATATATTAATCCCATATAAGTTACTGTTATAGAAGTAAAAAGTATTTTACACTCTGTTGTTGTTAGTTTTAATGAGTTATTATATATTTTATTTAATTTGAATATATATATATTAAATAATAAATAAATTATGTATAATAAAATAGATAGTTTAAGGCAATTTTTTGTTTTTATTGTTTTTTTAATGTAACTTTTTACATAATATAAAGCAATTAATGGGAATAATACATGCCAAGTTAGACCACCAAAAAACATTAATAAGCATATTTTTTTTTCACTAATATCTAAAATTTTTTTTAAAAAATTAAAGATGGGTAAATAATATTTTTTATTAAATTCTAATGTTCTTAATATATTATTTTTTTTTATAAACATTAATGATGCGTTACTTAAGATTGAAATAAATATACCAAAACAAAAATAGATTACAAAATCATAAATTTTATTATTTATAAGATTTATGTATAAAAATAATAGTAATAATAGCTTGACTACTTGAGTGCATAGTATTTTTTGAGACTTTAAAAAAGATTTAAATATTTGTTTTTTTTTTAATTGGTTTAGTTTCCTCTTTGGTTTCCTCTTTGGTTTCCTCTTTGGTTTCCTCTTTGGTTTCCTCTTTGGTTTCCTCTTTGGTTTCTTCTTTGACTTCTGTGTTGACTTCCTCTTTTTGTATAAGATTTGTATTCATATTATATTTAATATTTATAATATATTTTTTGGTTGAACTAATTTTAGATATTTTACTTGTTTTACTTGCTTTACTTGTTTTAAACTGCGAATTATTAATATAATTAATATTAATAGTAAAAAAATATTTCTATAAACAAAATATACAATATTCCACGAATAAGGGGATGTATCTAATTTAAGTATTTTAAGAATTAGTATTAAAATATAAACAGGAAAAGAACCATCAAAAAAAACCCATTCTTTTTGATTTTCAGTAGCTGGAAATATTTGAGCAATTAATGGATATTTATATGTAAATATATTATCCAATGAATTTATATAATAACCATCCATATGACCATTTCCAAAATTATTATCAATTATTTTTTTTATTAACATAGTTCTAGCTTCACGCGAATATATAATAGCTTGAGCAGCACCAAAAGTACAAAATTTATTTTTTCTTAATTTTAAAAAATTATTATTATATTTTGAAAATAGTCCCAATGAACAAAATGAAAAACAATCAACTTTTTCATCTTTTATAAAAGAATCAATTTCATTATAAAATTTTATATCATTATTTATGACAAGAGCATCATCTTCTAATATTATTACATTGTTATATTTTTTTAAATACTTGAAAGCAGTATAGTTTGCGTGAACTATATCATGGCAACTTGATTTAATTGACTCCGGTTTGCCGCCTTTTTTAAATCCTTTATTATATTGAATTATTGTTTTTTTTGCTAGATTTAGTAAAAAAGGGTCTTCATTAAAGCGATAATTATCTTCCATTGTTAATACTAAAAGAACGTCTACATTTTTAAGAATTGGTGTCTTTGTTCGATTTATTACTTTATATCTATAACAAGACATAATATAAATAGTACATTATTTATTCAATTATGTAACGAAAATTTTTTAATTAACTATAATATATGATTAATCCAGAAGAAGTAGATAATATAATATTATTAATTGTAATGTATTATTCTTTTTTTAAAAAAGAAGTATTTCATAATCAAAAACAAATTATTTATCTTTTATTAAATAAAACAAATGTAAAAAATATATTTGGCGTATTTACATCAATAAAACGAATTAATGAATCAACATTATTAAATGATATACATGGTTGTATTGGTTATTGGTCACAGAATTTTAATAGTTTAGATCATAACATTTTGTATAAAGAATTAATAGATGTTAGTTACAAGTCTGTATGGATGGATACTAGAAAAGATAATTTTAAAACACAAATACAAAAAGACTCTAGTACAATGTTAGAAATTGATTTCATGTTAAATCCAATTTATAGTATAAATATAGAAACTGGGATTATTGAAACTCTAAAAAAAAAATTTACAAATAAAAAATATGGAATAATTATTCAATCAAATGATACTTTACAAAGAGCAACCTATTTACCAGAAGTTTTTCCAAACATAAAATGGAATGATTTAATAGTATCAATAAAACAAAAAGCAAATATTGTTTCTAATAATTTTAAGTTATTTGCGTATAAAATATATCAAATAAAATCATACTATTTAGATATTTTAAATAATAAACTATTTAGTTATATTAGTCTATACAACTTTTCACGTTTATTAATAGATAATATGAAATTAGAATTAACTTTTCCATTTCCTTATGCTTATATAAATGATAATTTAAAATGGAATAAAACAGAAGAAGTTAGAAATATGGCAGTTTTATCAGATATATTCAAATATATTATTCATTTTAAATCATTTGCTGACGAAAAGGAAGTTAAACAAATAAAAAATAAAATACATTTTATATTAACTAATTTAAAATATTATAATTCACAAGGATTGTCTTTTTTAGGTTATGTGTATAATAATAGTTATAATTTTAATATAAAAAATAAAGACAAATATTGTTTAAAATTATTAAATGATTTAAATACAGCAGAACCCGAATTTGCGCGTAATGAAATTATTATTGGCTTAAATAAAGCTGGTTGCTCTAACAGCGTTTTAGTAAGCTATAGTGATGTCTTAACTTTTGACATTGAAAGCAGTATATTTAAAATGAATTGGATAATTCAAGCACTAATAAGTTTTAATAAAATAATATCGCTTGAATTAATTATAATTTTTAAAACTAAAATTAATACTATATTAAAAAATATTAAAGAGTTTGAAACAAACTATATTGCAGTTGCATTTGAAGGATTATGCCATATACATAAAGCAAATCCAAATAAAGAGACTATTAGTATGTTATTTCAGTTATTATTTGAGTTAGAAACACGTAAAAATAATAATAATATACTATATAATTTTATTGATTCTACAGCACGAATTGATATAACTGGTCACATTATAAATGGATTATATCAATTAATAAATTAGTTAGTTATTTTTTAAAAAATAACTAACAGCAACTCATCTAGACTATTTGGATCATTTAGTTTTAAAGTTTATTTGCTCATAATATATTATACTAATATAATATATTTTTTAACTTATATGTTTTTTAAATAAACAAGTTGATTTATTTAAACCATCAATATCAGTTAATAACGATGGTTGTGTATTATCACAATTAGAAATCCAAATTTTTATAATACAGAAATTTTTTTTTGGCGAAATTGTTATGCCTGTTATAGTACTACTCATCGTTTCGGTTGTTAATGTTTCACCTAATAGAACATATGATAAACTCTTCCATGTATTATAAACCATTTTATTATTAATTTTAAAAGAAAAACATCCTCCATTAATATTTGACGGGTCTTCCCAGGTCGGATATATTCCTTTTCTCATTAAAAATAACATGCTAGTCTTAACAATTTGTTCTGGAAGATTCTCATACAATGTAATTGCTTCTTTAATACTTTGAATGTCGCAAATTTGTCTATAACTATTCAATTCCCAATTAGTATCATTTGGTAAATGCGCCCATAAAGTCCAAGTATCAAGCAACTTACAATCACTATGTTCTATCATTCTATTTATTATATATAGTAAGTTTTTTATATTATTTTATTCTTTATATTCACAAATCAAATATTCATGTAAGTTTAATTTAATATATTGTTTATGCGTTATTGAAACATTATCTGCAAATTGGTCTATTAAATTAACTCCTTCTATATCTACTATACCTAATTTATTATTAAAATGTTTTATAATTAACCAATTATAAAAATTATAATCAAATAATATGGCATCTTCCGCATAATAATTAATATTTTTATTTTTTAAAATGTTTGTTATATCTATTTCATAATGTTTATCAGATGTTAATGGAAATACTTTTAATAATACTAATATAAAATTATAATTACAAGTTTTTATTTCTGGAGTTGTTAGTATTTTATAATCATCACTTAGTTTTAAAATAGTTTTGTTTTTTGTATCTTTATAAACCTTTACAAAAAAATCGGGATGTTCTTCGTTCTTTACAATTTTGTTATCTTTTATATAAATTACAGAAGTTTCATAATTTGACTGAAACATATTTGTAATATATAACCAAAACTTATGAATATAATATAAAAAATTTAAGAAATATTCAAATAAAACTCGTTGTATATCATATATTATATAAATCATTATACATAATATATTATTTATATTTAAATAATTTTATTTAACTATTTAAGTCTTAATAATTTTATTATTTACTAATTTCCCAATAAATTCTCCTAACTCTTCATCGTCTAAGCACTCATAAATATGATTATTTAACTCATTTTTATAATATTTTTTATTGTTAATTGTTACTAAGACAAACTCCTCCTCTTCCTCTTCCGCCTCTTCTACTTCTTCTTCTTTTTCCTCCTCTTCCTCCTCTTCTACTTCTTCTTCCTTTTTCTCTTCTACTTCTTCCTCCTCTTCCTCCTCTTCCTCCTCTTCCTCCTCTTCCTCCTCTTCCTCCTCTTCCTCCTCTTCCTCCTCTTCTTCCTCTTCATCCTCCTCTTCATATGAGGCATCTCTTGGCAAATTAGTAATTTTAATATTCTTAATATTAAGAGTTTCATTCCAGCCACGTGGATCCGCGAGTAATCCAACTGGTTCATTTTCATTTTTAGTATCATAATTAGCAATTTCTAATTTAATATCAGATGGTTCTGGTTCTGGTTCTGGTTCTGGTTCTGGTTCTGGTTCTGGTTCTGGTTCTGGTTCTGGTTCTGGTTCTGGGTCTTTTTTTAACAAACTATTATATTTCTCTAATAATCCATTATATTTATCATCCAGCTCTTTAAAAATAGGTAATTCTTTTACAACTTGATTTAATTGTTCAATTAGTAAAAAAATACTAATATCATTTTCAATCTCTTTCATAATCGGTTTAAATTTATCTAGTAACACATTATTAATATCAGCAATAACATTTGTTTTTAAAGTTTTAAAAATTGCATCATATTTTAATACTGGATTTTCTTGGTTCTGCATCTTATACTTTATGATAGTAATATGGTTTTAATATGATTTAATAATTGTTTTAAAAATATTATAATTTAAAACAATAAAATATATATACTATATTATTATATTAATAGAATAATGAATACAGAGTTAATTAATTGTATTGTAAGACAAACCAATTTAAATGAAAAAGATGCAGAAAAACTTTTAAAAGAAAATAATAATGATGCGTTTAAAGCAATTAAACAACATTATGGTATTATAGAAAAAAAAGAATCTATACAGGAAAAAGTTAGTGTTAATCAACAAATATATAAAGAGATTAGAACATTAATGGATGGCGCTTCAAAAACATATAGAGAGAAAACAGATGAAATAGATAAAACAAATAAAGCAGAATAATATAGATTCTAAATTTATTCTAAGTCTTCTCTTATTATTGCAATTGTTTTTTCAATAGTAAGGTATTCAATCTCTCGTATGATTTCTATTTGTTCACTTATATTAATATTATGATTAATTAATTTATATTCTAATTTATTAATTTTTTGATTAATAATTCGTATATGGTTATTTAACAAAAATGAGATTAATAGTATAATATTCCATATCATCATATAATATCATATAATATTATATTAGTATTTAATTAAATTAATGTTTTCTAGGTTTTCTAGATTTTCTAGATTTTCTAGATTTTCTAGATTTTCTAGATTTTCTAGATTTTCTAGATTTTCTAGATTTTCTAGATTTTCTACCTTGACCCCTGAAGTTATCATCGTCATCATCGTCATCATCGTCATCATCGTCATCATCGTTATCTTTATCGACACACTCTTCGTTCCAAGTACCACATCCTACCGCTTTTTGCCACGCTGGACACTCAAGTCTTCCATCACAGTATCTTTGCCACTCTGACATAATTTATATAATAAAATATAATAATTTATTTTATTTGTAATAAAATAAATTATTATATTTTATTATATTATTAAGAAAAATGAAAAACTGTTACGTTAAAAATAGTTTTTACTTTACATATATTTTTTTGCTTACAACTGGAATAATTACATTTATTGAATCACTTAGAACTTCTGTCCCACAAATTAGACATATTATGAACTTAGAAACCTGTATTTCAATTGTCGCAAGTTATTTTTATGGCTTATTTATAAAAGAAATTGAAACAGCGGAGAAAGACGCAAAATTAAAAACAAAATCAACTAATGAACATAACGAACATAATGAAAATATCGAAGCTATTATACCAATTAAAAAAATTAATGACATGAGATATTCCGATTGGGTGATTACTACTCCATTAATGATTTTAGTTTTATCTCTTGTATTAAGCTATGAAAATAAA